ATGACCGAATACCTTGTCGACCCAGCCGACTTCACGCCGGAAGCTCTGGCCAAGATCGCGCCGAACTGCGGCGAGGGCTGCGCGCCCGGCGGCGTCACGTTGGTCAGCGGCGCGGAGATCTACCGCCATCGGCCCGACCTGGCCGGCAAGTGGATGTGGCGGTGCCAGTGCGGTGCCTATTGCGGAACACACCCCAACCTCACCGCCGTGGGCACGCCGGCCGGCGCCGAGACGCGCCGAGCGCGTGAACAGGCCCATGCGGCTTTTGATCCGCTATGGCGCCGTCGCGCCGAGATATCGGGTATCAAGCCCAGCACCGCGCGAGGGCGGGGCTACAAGTGGCTGGCCGCCCAGCTGGGGATCACCACCAAGGAATGCCACATCGGGATGATGGATGCAGCTATGGCTCTGCGCGTGGTTGAGGTGTGCCGGCGGAGATAGGTTTTCACAGCAGCGACCGCTCAATGTCCTCGGCCGGACAGTTCCACAGCTTTGCCAGCTTCTCGATCTCTTCAGCGCTCGGCATGGCGCCGCGATCCATTTCCATCAGGCGGTCCATGCTGATGCCGCATCGGCGCGCGATGACCGGCCAGACAATCCCGGCCTGACCCTGCCATGCCCTGAACCAGCTATCGCCGGATGCCATCATTCGAACGACGGGATGGCCCGGCCCCCAAGGCGTCCACTGCCGTTCCAGCTTTCGTTCGCCTTTTCTGCGCATGCACGCCTTTCAGCAGTGCCATAGCTGGAACGCAAGCGGCAAACTGCAACTTCAAACTAGCGCTAATACTAAACTCGATGTGTCGAAGTAAAAAAGCGGTTTCACAGCGCTTATCATTTCAATTTTCTATGGGTAGGACCCGCGTTTTCTGCGTTTTTCCTATTGCATTACTGTTTCGCGCGCATATGTATTGCGCATGGCGATTGACCGGCGCCATGTTTCACCAGGTCAGACAGGGGACTGCCCGCCCCCACATGAACGCAGGGCATAGAAGCGAAAGGCAGGGCAGGGGAGGCGCTACAGTCTCCCCGCCCTGACATGGCAACACCATGGCTCTTACCCACATCACCCCGAACAAGACCGACAAGCGTATCGGCCTGGCTCTGTGCCTGATCTCTGGCGCGGCCACCGGCGCGGCTCTGCTTTCTGGCGCGATCGCACTCTACACCAATACGCAGCCCGCCGCGGCGCCGCGCGCCGATACGTGGGCGCTGGTGCAGACCATTGGCCAAGACGAATACGTCATGGACCATGGCTTGACCCGTGATGACTGCATTGGCGAGCTTTACACCCCCAACGGGCCGCGCGCGCACTATGCTTGCCAGGTGGAGCGTTGAGCCGTGCTCGGCTTCCTTGCCCACATGGCAATCAATGCCGCCGGCTTTGCGGCGCTGCAGTCCGTCTGGCACGATCTGGGCACGCTTGGCGGCCGTTGGCTGCAGCTGCTGGCCGATCATGCCGCACAACAGGGGGAGCGGCCATGACCACGCCCACCTATAGCCCCCAATTCCTCGCCTATCGTGCGGCCCGGGAAGCGCTGACAGCCCGCGTGCGTGAAGAGGCGGCGCGCATGAAAGCAATTCCGGGCGGGGGGACCGGGCTTTTTGGCCTCACTCCGGACCATATCAAGGCCACGCCGGAATGGCGCCAGGCATACCATGCCTATTGGCAGGCGCACCGGGCCCTTGCCGATCTGAACGGGCGCAACGTGAAGCGCTTCAAGCGCGAGATTGCCCAGGAACAACGGGAGCGGCGCCAGGCTGCATTGCTCAACCGATAATCGACACAGCGCCCGGCCCGGCCGCCCGGTGCGCTGCATTCAATGGCCACTGAAGGGAAATTCTCATGGTTACGATCACCGCCACCTATAGCCCGGAAGATAACAAGCTGCGCCTCTACCCGTCCTCGCGTCTCGATGCGGAAACCTATGAACGGGTGAAGGCGGCCGGCTTCAAATGGGCGCCGCGCCAGGAATTGTTCGTTGCGCCGTCATGGTCCCCGGATCGCGAAGATTTGGCCGTTGAACTGGCGGGCGAAATCGAGCCGGAAGAAATGACGCTTGCCGAGCGTGCCCAGGCCAAAGCCGAACGCCTGGAAGAACTGGCCGGCAAGCGCCAGCGCGAAGCCAACGCATTCGCCCGACGCGCGTCGGAACTATCCGAAGCGTTCTACATGGGGCAGCCTATCCTTGTCGGGCACCACAGCGAGCGGAAGGCCCGCAAGACGCAAGAGCGCATGCACGCTGCCCAGGCACAGGCCAGCAAGGCGCACAAGACGGCCAACTATTGGCTGTATCGCGCCAGCGGGGTTGAGCACTTCGCCAACATGAAGAACAACCCGCGCACCAGAGCCAACCGCATCAAAACGCTGTTGGCAGACCTGCGCGAGTTGCAACGCGGCATCAACACTGCGCACCGGGCGCTTTCGATCTGGGAAAAGGCGCAAACCGATGAACAAATCACGCTGGCGCTTGGCCATATCGACAGCCGCGAAACCTGTTCTGGCTGGAGCGATTACAGCGACGTTCGCGATGGCAAGCGTACGCCAGCCGAGGTGCGCGCGCAGTGCATCGCCAGGGCCGAAAACATCATCAACGGCCCCAAGCGCCGCCGCTGCATCGAACACATTCTGAATCGGCTGGCCTTCGAACGAGCGATGCTTGGCGATGTGGCCCGGTATGAGGGCGCGCTCACCCCGGTCATTCTGCAAGCTTTCGCGCGGGAGCATGGCGCGGAAAAGCCTAAGGTTACCGAAATCGAGCCGGGCAGCTTTGAACTTGAAAGCCCGGTTCCGCTGCCCCTGCATCTGGCAAGCGGGCGATGGCTGGAAATGGATGCAGACGGCTGGCGCGATCTCATGCAGTCGGTTGGCTATGAAGTGCCAGCCCCCAAGAATGCGCTGCCCCCGATCCTGAATGTGGACGCGCAAACGCTCTATTCGCCAAGCCGGGCTTTCGGCGCGCGAGGTGAGGCTGAAGCGTGGCGGGTGGTGCCAGTCACCAAGGCGCAGCTTGATGCCGTCTATGCAGACGCGCGCGGCGTTCGTACCAGCGCATGCGGTCAATTCCGGTTCCGCGTCGCCAGTGCCCGCCACCTGAAGATTGAGGGGGCAGACCCTTGGACATGGGTTGCGGTATTTCTCACCGACTCCAAGGCTCACCCCATGCCCGAAAGCATCGCGGCATGAAGCGGGAATGCTACAGCATGCCCAGGCGGCCCCAAGTTCTCCCGGCCAAGCGCCGGGAGGATTTCGCCGCGCCAAGCATAGCCCCTGTGCGGGCTGTTGTTGCGGTAGATCGCGCCACAGAATGCCACGTCACCCCGCCCGACGTGGCGGCGCGCATGGTCGAATATCTGGGCAGCCAGGGCGACTATTTGACGCTTGAACCCAGCGCCGGCACTGGCAACCTATCCCGCGCGCTACTGGCCGCCGGGCATAGCCGATGCGAGCTTGTGCAGGTGGAGCGCCACCACGCGCTAGCCGGGGTGCTGCATGAATTCGGCGCCGTCATTCAGGGGTGCTTTCTGGAATATGCAGAACGGGTGCGCGGGAAGGTGGCATTCCCGCGAATCATCATGAACCCGCCTTTCAGCCAAATGCGCCGGCATATGGCGGCGGCGCGATCGCTCTTGGATCGGGGCGGGCACGAGTGCGCAACGCTGGTGGCGCTGGTGCCCGTCACGTTTGAAACGGCCGGGGCCGAAACGCTGGAATATCTGGACGAATTCACGTTCCCAACGGCAAAGGTTCGGACGAAAATCATTCGCTTAATCGATTGAGCCCGGGCGGGGCTGAACCGCCCCGCCCCTATCCCGTGCGCCTGCCCCTATCGGTGGAGACGGGCGCACCGGATAGGCAACCGCCTAGACGCGCCAGGATTGCCCGGCCGGCGCGGTAGCATTGGGCAACGAAAGGAATGGCCATGCCGTATCTATCCGCAACTGATCTGCGCGCACTGCAAGACACGATGACGCGCGCAGATGCCGCGCTGAGCGGAACGGTCGACGTTGTCGCCGCGCGTGAAGAAATGGCGCGCGTAACCGCCGCACTCACCACGATGGCAGATGGCCTTGCCAATCCGTCGCTGCGCGCAGCCGCTTTCGACCAGTATGCGACCGATGATATCGAAATCGACGATGAACCGGCCACGGCCGAAGGCGACGATGGAACATGGGTTGCCGCGTGGGTGTGGGTGCCCAGCGAAGACGACGCCGCCTGAATATCGAGCCGGCGCGCCGATCCCGCGCCGGCCGCCTTCACTGCATCGGGGCCGCCCGGTGCAGTGAAGGCGCCAGCCTCCCCGGCGCATTGCCCGCGCGCCAGGTGCAACACAGGGCATAGAGGAATTGCCAGCTATGAACCTTTTTGACGTGCACCAGGGGTGCCACAACATGAACCCCAAGCCCCGCGCGGCCACAGCCGATGAAATGCGGGCCTATCTCGATTGGCTTGCCGAGCGTGACGGCGTGCACGTTCCGCCCGGCGCCGAATACCATCTTGCCGGCATCTGGCTGCGCACCGAATGCCGCTATATCGTGCCAATGCCCGGCTATGGGCAAGCCCAGGTGGCAACGTGCGAAGTGCTGGACAATACCGGCGCTGTGGTGCGCACGATCACCCTACCGCAGGACAAGCGCGGCGGCATTCCCGCCACGGCAAAGCAGGTGCGTGACTGGTGCGGCCTGGAGCCGGTCAAGGCCAAGCGCGGCAAGCGTGGTGCCCCTACCGTGGATAAGGCGCCAGTCCAGGCCGCCCAGGGCGCGCAAGAGGCGCTTGTCCCTACCTGTGTCGCGCCGGAACCGGCCAACGCGTCAGAACAGGCCCCTGCGCCCGAAATTTCGGCCATCGAACCTGTAAGCGATGCTGACAAGTTGCCGGTGCCCATTGATCTGGCCGACATGGCTGCCCGGCTGGAGGCGCTGGAGCGCACAATTGCCGCCCTATCCGTGGCGCGCACCGTGGCCCCTACCGCAGACGCAGCCCCGGCCGCCCCCTCGCGCGCCAAGCGCACCCCAGCGCATGAGCGAGCAATTCGGCGGGCATGGGCGGAACGCGCGGCGCGGCGCGCGGCAGCGGTGGAAATCGCGCGCCTTGAAGGCGAGTGCATGGATTGGAAAGCCGCGCGCCGCCGCGCCGTGCTCACCGCGCAACGGCACTGGCGAATGCGCCTTGTCGCGCGCGAGCAATACCGGGCGGCCGAACGCGGCGAAGCGCACCAGGTGGAGCGGCGCCGGGCTGCGGTAGAGCGGGCGCGCCGCATGATTGCCGCCGCGCGCCAGGATGCAGAGCGCCAGGCCAATGCCGCGCGCGTCGCCCGCGCCGATCTGGCCAAGATGCGCCAGGCCATGGCCGATCCTTCGCAACCCGAACGCGCCAGCGATCTGGCCCGGCTGGTGCAGGAACGCGACCAGGCCCGCACGGCGCTTGCCGCCGTCACGGCGCGCGCCGATCGCCAGCAATCCGCACTCGACCAGATGGCCGGCCAGTTCGAAGCGATGGTGTCCCGCGTGACCAGGGCTGAAGCGGCCATGCGCAAGCTCGGCATCGCGGCATAGCCCCTACCGGGGGAAACGGGGGTGCGGGGCCAGCGTCAGGCACCCCCTATCGTGGATGAGCGCCGCGCGGTATGCACCGGGCGCCGGGAATGCCTGCCCCGGTGGATTCGCAGGGCAATGAAAGGGAAGCACATGGCAGAACGACAATTGCTCGATCAAGCATTGCTGCTCAAGCTACTTCGTTATGATCCAGACACCGGGCTGCTCTATTGGAGAGAGCGAGACGAAAGCCTGTTTCGTGATGGCCCGTGGAACAGTGCCTTCAGAAAGTGCCGTTCGTGGAACGCAAAGAACGCAGATAAACCAGCGTTTCGTTATCGGACTGCAGAGGGTTACCATGCTGGTGCGATTTTCGGGGTCCACGTCAAAGCCCATCGCGTTATCTGGAAAATGATGACCGGGCATGACGCCGATTGCATCGATCATATCGACGGCGATCGCGCCAACAACAAATGGTGCAATCTTCGCAGCGTTTCCGCGTTTGAAAATTGCTCCAACACTGCGGTTTACCGTTCAAATCGCCTGGGTGTAGCTGGCGTCAGTATCGATAGAGGAAAGTGGCGCGCACGCATCACGTTTGAGCGGAAAACCATTTTTCTGGGTCATTTCGATACTATGGAAGAAGCCGTTCGCGCAAGAAAGGCTGCTGAGCGCGCATTTGGGTTCCACCCAAACCATGGGCGGATTGGCGTATGAGCAGCCTTTGCATGCTTGCATCGGACTGGCGTGGCCAGATGTCGGCCGGCGGAATGATGTCCGAACCCAAGATGGATGGCTGGCGCTGCCTCTACCTGACCGGCATTGATGGCACGCCGCGCTTGTTCACGCGCCAGGGCCGCTTGATCGAGGGCGCCGGCCATATCCTCTACCGCTTGGGCCTAATGGAGCGCGCCACCGGGCAGCCGATGGTGTTCGACGGCGAATTTCAGGTCGGGGGCACGCTGGCCGCCACCAAAGCATGGTGCGAAGGTGGATGGCGGCGCGGCGGTGAGGCCGGCACGCTGCACCTGTTCGATTGTCTCACGATGGCGGATTGGCGCGCGGGCGGCGATGATACCCCGCTCTATGCCCGCAAAGCCCGGCTCCAGGATCTGGCGCGCGCGGTAGACGAAGATCCGGCCCTATCGTGGGAATATCGGCCGGGCAGCAAGGGTGATGAGTCCTGGCGCACGTCGTGCCCGATCCTGCCTGATCAGTGGGTGCAGGATGTGGGGGAGGTTCTGGGGGAGGCTCGGCGCGTCTGGGCTACCGGTGGAGAGGGGATCATGCTCAAGGATGCTGAGGCCCCCTACCGGAGGAATAGAAATGCGGCCTGGCTCAAGGTGAAGCAGGCGAATGCTCAGCATTGGAGGAACGCGGCGTGAAATCGAACGTAAAGGACACCGGCGGCATTGATGTCGTCGTGGAATTGCCCGGCCAGGCGCTGGATCAGATGGACCAGCAGGCCCGCCAGGAGATCACCTCGATCATTGCCCGGGCAAAGCAGGACGTGCGGCGCGCGATCGCGCGTGCGGAACAGCCCGAGGGCTTCGAGCGGCTGGAGATTGTCCAGGGCAAAGGCCCGACGATCGAGGCCTGGGCGCGGCTGCTGTGCAGCGACAACTTCGAGATTCGCGGCCGGGAGCCGCTGCGCATCGTGCTGGAACTGCACCAGACGCGCGGCGGGGCGCTCATTGCAGTCACCAGGTCCACCCCTACCGATAGGGACGGGCTTGTGGTGGTCAGGGCTACCGTGGTTGAGCGCCGAGACGACGAGCAGGCGATGCGCTTTGCAGTGATGGAAGCATTCGACTGGCACATGCGCGCCCGGTCGATGGTGACCAAGAAGCTCAAGTGGTCGCTGCGCCAGGATGTGGAGTAAGCATCGTGGCAGAGCAGCTTTTGTCGGTGATCGTTGGTGGTGCAATCGGGCTGGCGGGCGGCCTCTTTGGCCCAACCTTAACGCACTTCCTCAAAATCAGAGAAGAGAGGCGAATTGAGCGGTTAAGGCGGATAGAGGACTTATGCCTGAATATATACGGGCACCGCGAATGGATTCACAGTTGTGTGCGAAATGTGTGCGCTGAGCAGAAATGCCCGGCGCCCTTGGCGGATACAGCGAAAATGTATGCCCTAGGAAAGCTATATTTCCCAGATTTGACGGATTCGCTCGATGCGGTCAGTTCCTCCAGTCAAGAGGTACTGACATGGTGCTTGCAAATGGAATTTGCGAAGGACGCTAAAGAAGTTGCATCACTTCATTCGCAATTTGATGGGAAGTGGGATGCGCTCATTGAGGCTCTAAAGCGTCTGCTTCGAAAATGCGAAACTCTCTGATCAAACGATCTCGCTGCCCCCCAAACTGAAACCGACTGCAACGCAAGCTGGAGCGGCGGCGGGCAACCTTGCCGCCGCTCTTTCAGCTAGTCAGCGCATGCAGTCCTCCGTGTTGTGGATGGGTCTGTTCTACTCGACTGAACCCGCAGGATAGCACAGGGGGATACCAGGGGAAACGGGGTGACAGCGTGCCCTCTGCCACCCCGCCCTGCGCCGGCAGGGAGAGGGCTACCGGCGAAGTTCAGATCATCGAGTTGATGACGAAATCCTGGGTGAAGGTGCGCGGCTTGCGAACGCCCTTCGCGAACGGCGCCTTGTCGAAGAAGCCCATGTAAGTTCGAGCCTGGCGGTAGGGCGTGGGCTCGGGATCGAACGCGCAGAACACTACACCGCGCCGGCCCAGCTTCTCCTGCATCGGGCGGAACGACGCTTCGAATTCTGCCTCCGTCTGCCACCCAAGCGTGAAGCTGAGCGTGCGCCAGATCAGGCCCGGCGTTTCGTCGGCCACCCCCCACGCGGTCAGGTTGAGATCGCCCAGATCCTTGACCCCGTATTCCCAATCGAAATTGTAGTAGCGGCTCGGCTCAATCTTGGCGCCCAGCACCAGATTGGCAGCCTGAAATGCCCCGGTGTGGCCGGCAATGTCGATGCGCCAATAGGTGGCAGCCTGGGCCGCGGGCAGTTCGAGGTGGGAGTGGTAAAGCCCATCCTCGCGCACAATGCTGGGATTGATGAACGGCAGGGCGCCGCTGTCATAGGGAGCGCTGCTTCCATCCACATCCGCCTGGGTAACACCGAGCCGCAGGCGATAGGTGGTGCCGGGCTGCGCATTGGCGGCGATGATACCGCAGAAGTCGATCGACGCCTGCGCCGGCAGCACGCCGCGCGCCCAAAGTCCGCCGCCGGCATTCGCTTTCCAGGTCAGGCCGATGGCCTTGTGGCGGTTGAGGTTGAAAACCGGGTATCCGGTATCGGCAGCGCTGGCCACCACAGTGCCCAGATCGAGCGGGAGAACGAAGAAAGGCTTGCGGATCGTGGGCACCGTCTATCCCCAAAGCGTGGTGGTGGTGGACTGCTTCGCGAGGTCGATCACGATCTCGGAAACGAGCGCCGGCCGATCGGCATCGCTCTGGCGATCAATGAAGCGCGCCACAGGAATGCCAGCGGTCAGATCGAACGCAGCAACCTCGTCGACTGCCTTGGCCGTGACCTTGAAGCGGCGACGCTCGACCGACAGCAGGGCCTGGCGCTCATCGGCAATCGCCTGGGCATCGGCTACATTGTCGAAGTAGCTCTCGATCGGATCATCGCTTTGGCGGGCGTCATCGCCATATCGGGCCTTTGCGGTGGCGGATTCGGCGATAGCCCGCCGGAAGCCGGTCATGATGAAGCCGATGCGAACAGGTGTTGCGGCCATGGTAGATCCTACTTGCGGGAAGGCGGAATGATGCAGCCCTGGAGCAACGCTACCGCCGTCTCGAACGCCGCGCGCAGCCGCAGGTTCGATGCTGCGATTGGTCCGATATCGTGGGCGGCTTCGCCGTTCATCTGATCGCCCACGCGCGGCGGGCTGGTGGGCACGTCCTTTGGATCGACACACGCCACGGCCACCGGCACGTCCACGCGCTCGATGCGAGTTTCGAGAACCGGCGGCGTGGGTTTCGTTGCGCAGCCCGCAAGAGCGAAGGCGGCCAGGCCCAGCAGGGCGAGGATCACGCGGCGCATTACAATTCCCCCTTCGCGGCCATGACCGCAGCAGGCGTTCGACAGGTCCCGACCGACGATGGCGATGCCATCTCGATCGCGCGGGCCAGCCGCTCGCGCACGGCGTTGCGCGGCGCCGTCGCATCACGCGCCGCCTTGCCAGCGGCCTCGCGGGCGTCGCCCTCGGTCTTTAGCCGCTGCACCGCCGCTTTCTGCATGCCCAGCGCGCCGTGGAGTGTGTCATAGCTGCCGCGCATGATCGTCGCAGCCCGACGCCAGTCGTGTTCGGCGCTGCGCCACTGGTCGCGCTCGGTGCGCAGGCCGGTGATCTTGATTGGTCCGACGTGGAGCCCTTCGACGCGAACCGCCAGCCATGCCCAGCCACCGGCGCAGATCACAAGCATGACCAGCAGCGCGGGCAGCAGGATCGGGGCCAGCAGGTTGGCTAGCCAAGTCCAAGCGCGGGCGAAATAGAAGCCGATCATTCCTCGTCTCCCGGCTTAGGCGGCTGTGGCAGCCGGCGCGCGATCGTCGGCAGGGCAAACGCGGCAAAGCCGACCAGTACCGATGTCACCGGGCGCCACTCCGGCGGGACATAGGCCACCAGGCGGGGCAGCAGCGTCGGATCGCTCATCAGATAGGCGACGATAAGCCCTGCCAGGGCAGCCAGCCTTACCGACCAGAGGCGCCACAGGGGCCGCATTTCGGCGGCAGCCAATTTCAGCATATGCATCATGATCAGGCCTCGTTGGTGGAAACACCGCCGTTGGCCGCCAGCCGATAAGGCTGCACGGTCGCGGGCTGGACGTTGTAGGAGGGGCGGCAGGCGGCGAAGAGGCGATCACGCACAATGCGCACGATCGACACCTGGTCGCCCTGGTTACCGCCGAGAACATGGAAGGCCGTGGCATCCTCGCCGACATAGATGCCGACGTGGCCGCCGCCGGGGCGTTTGAACGTGAGCACGTCGCCCAGCATCGGTTGGGACACCCGCGTGCCCCAGCTGGCCCAGGACAGAGCCCACAGCGGGCTGGCGGGCAGAGGCTTCGCCGCGCGCTTGGCGACGATCCCGACAAACAGGCCACACCAGGGCGTGCTGTCCGCCCCGTAGAGCCGGGCGACATCGCCACCCATTTCCTTGGCCCAGCCCATGATCGCGGGATTGTCCCCGGCGCCGGCCACCTCGGCCGTGCCGTAGAGCTTGAGCGCTTCGTCCACCATGCGCGGACGCAAGGCGAGCGACATCAGCCAGCGATACGCCGGCGGCAAATTCACCATCGATTTTCTCCAGAGGGTTCGGGCTACTTGATCGCGAGCGCGATGCCGCCCTTGATGGCCACGACAATTGCGACCAGGGCGCCGGCCAGCGCACCAAGCCATTTCACGAACTTCCCGCCGACTTTTACGGCCTCCCAGGCCTTGACGATATCGCGGGTTTCATCGACGCCAGCCTTCACCTCACCGACAGAGTCGTTCAGTGCTTCGACGGCCTTGATCAGGTCTTTGACCTGCGTTTCCAGCCCGGTCATGCGGCGGGCGATCTCCTGATTTGTGGGCTGGTTCATGGCGATGGGCCTTCATGGAAAGGCCACCAGGGCATACCCATCAGAGCGTTTCACCAACGTCCGCCAGAATTGCGCCGAACGCAGCCCCGACTGCCAAAATCTGTGCTTGGGTGAGTGCGCCCCTATAGACCGCCACCCCCGCCACTGTGGCGTTTGGAATGCCATAAGGACGGCCCACCTGCAGGCGATTGGTCGTTGATCCAACTGCGCCCGCCGTGGGCAGTGCAGTCGCACCTGCAGATACCAGGCCGCTGGCCGCGCGCCACACCATTGCTTGCACCATCGTGGCCGTGAACTGGCACACATACATCGTCCATTGCGTGGTCGGATTGGCCAGCAGCGCCACCTGGCTGTTTACCGTCGTGCTGCCGCGCACAACACCCATGGCCGTGGTGGCGCCGCCATTAAGTTGAAGCGCCAGCGATGCACCCGCCGTGGCGACATAATCGCTGACAAGTCCGCCGGCATTGCCCTTGGCAACAGCGATGCTGGTCATGCCGCCAATACCTGCCGTGGTGCCGCGATACATCGTGGTAGAAGCCGTGGCGATCGAGCCCGCTGCCAGGTTATAAGTTCCGGTCCCGCCCGTGCCGGTGCCCAGCGATGCGATCACGCCAAGCACCACGCCGCCGGCGCTGTAGATTGCGTCACCGACCGCCAACGGCGTGCCCGTGCCCCCGCTCGGAAACGCCGAAACAGTGAGAACACCCGCGGTAATATCGGCAGTGAAGGCCGCGCCGTTATAGGCCTGGCCACTATAACCGGGCAAATCGACCGCATTTTTCACGCTGGTCATGCTGCTGGAAGCCGTGGCGACCCAACCTGCAGCCAAGTTGTATGTGCCGTTTCCGCCTGTGCCGGTGCCAAGCGATGCGATCACGCCGACTTGCACGCCGTTGCTGTTGTAGACCGTTTGGCCAACGGCCAGGGCCTGCCCGCCGGCGACAAAGGATGAGACCGTAAGCACGCCACCGGCAATGACACCGGTGAAGGCGGCGCCTGACAGAGCAATTCCGACGGTGCCCGCCGTGCCGTAGAGCAAGGCATTTCCAGCAGTTGAGGACTCAAACAGGTTGGCACTCGGCGTGGAGGTCAACGATGAACCGAAAAGATGCCCGGCGTATCCCAAGCCGCCGAACGAGGGCAAAGTCTCGAATGTGCCATAGGCCCCACCCGAACCGGGGAACGCGATACCGAACATAGTCATAACAGGTGCTCCCTCAAGCCGTCAGGGTGATCTTGTCGATCGGCGCCCATCGGTACATGGGCTTGTTCAAATCAGTCGGATCGAAGATCAGCGGATTGTCATCGCGGATGTTGCCACCGTTGAGCACGGTGCGGTTCGCTGCCGTTTGCTTGCTCCAGCCATAGCCGAAGTACCACTGATCTGCCGGCGTTTCGGCGGCGTCCCAGACCACGCAATCAAGGCCGACCTGCTTGGGATTGCTCAGTGCCTTTTCGACGCCCGCCGCATTGAACGCGCGCATGCCCCAATTGGGCATTTCCTCGATCGTCGCCTTGTCGATCACCAGCCTGCGGCCCGCCAAAACCGGGTAGCGCGCAATGATCTTGTTGCCTTCTGCGCGGATCACTGGCCGCAGCGGCTGCGGTTTGTAGCCCTTGAAAAGCCACTGATACGCGGCCCAACCATAATAGGCGCCCAGGTGCTTGTATCCTTGCGGCACCATATGAATATCGTTGTTGCGGAACGCCATGAAGAACGGTGCCACGACATGGCACATATAGTCGTCTTCAAGCGCCAACTGCAGTTGCGCGATGGCAATATCGGGTTGAGCCCCTGCATAGTAATTGGCCGAAGATGGCGTTTGATCGAGGAACATTGGCAAGGGCCGCGCCGTGCCCGTGGCTGCCTGCCAGTCCGCCTCCATCGATGACCGAATGCCGCGCACGGTGGTTTTCCATGTGCTCGGGTCAGTCACCGCGGCGCAATCGCCTTCGCCTTGCGTATAAAAGGCCCCGCCCGTCGCATAGCTCCATCCTGCCGCCCGGGCCGCCACGGGGCCCTTCTGCATGTTGAGCAAGGTGCGCGGATAGCGTGTGCCATTTGCCTTGGTCAGCAGGGCGGCAGTCGCCCCACCGCGCGCCGAGACCGACGCAAGGAACTTTTGGCCGCTGGTGCTCGGGTCGATACCGTCGTTGTCGCGCAGCAGCTGGGCGATCATCTGCATGGCACCAAACATCGGCGTTTCACCAACAGAACCGCTGGAATTCGCGGTGCTATCGGCCATGCTGGTCACATACCGTTCCTGCAGGTCCGCAAGGCTCGCATAGATGACGGCCGGGTCCACCGATAGATCATCGGGCCGCACACCACCCACGAACATCTTGGCGAAATTGGCGGCGCCGGTGCTGTAGAGCGTGCCCGGGTAACCTTGTGCCCGGCTTTGCCCCACACCCTCGAAATGGATGATTTCGCCAATCGCCTGGATGCTGTCCCACTTGCTGTCGCGGACAAGGTAGCTGCTAGAGACGCCGTTCGCCACAAGGCTGCTAATCTGCGCCTTCGTACTGGCGTAATCAGGATGATTGAATGCGTTGCGCGTGATGCTGGCGAAGGTCTTCCCATCCGCCCCATACAGGTAGAGCCCATCCGGGCCAGGCTTGCTGGCAAGTCGTTGCGCTGGCGCACTAATCGTTGCGAACAATGCTTGCAACGATGCAACCGCCGCCAAGATACCATCGATCACAACGTGCTTGATCGCTGTCGGCGTCAGGTCGAACCAGATCGACTTGTCACCCGAAAAGTAGAGCGTGAACCGCGCGGAACCAGCCTTGATCCCGATCCCAACAGCCACCAGCGCAGCGGTGGCACGCGCCAAGGCGAGGTTCGCCCAGTACTTGGCTCCTCGCTCGCCCGCAGCGCCGCCCGGCACGTCGATGTCGAGCGCATCGTTGGCATAGTGTCCCGCTAGCGTTGCTGCAGTGCTCGCAACCAGCGCATTGGCCTTCGCCTCTGCGGTGTTCTCGCCCAGCAGCACCTTGGCCTGCCCGCCGCTGTCCAGTTCCACAATCGAGAGAGGCCCGTTCTGGGCGACGATTACCTGTGCCATCAGTCGCCGATCCCCGGCTGAATGGTGAAGGTGCCGTAGCAGAACACCTGCTGAACGCCGCCGCCCGCGGGCGTCACCAGCAGGTCATAGTGCAGGACCAGGTTGGCGGTCGGGTCAGATCCCCAGACCAAGGCTTCGAGCGATGCCTCATCGATCTGCGGCCGGATCGTGGTCGCGCCTACCACAGCGCCCGTCTCGGGATGCACATAGCTGGCATCATAGCTGGCCGAGATCCCCTGCGAGCCGGCTGCCGCATTTGCCAGTTGGATGCCAGCAATCGCCGTACCGCCCTGGGTAGCGGCGAAGCTCATCGAGAACGCCGCAGCCGACCAGTCCGTGCCAACCAGCACCAGATCTGCGTTAGCCGATGCCCCGCCCCACGGGACGCGCTTGCTCGGGTGGAAGATGTTCAGTTCGAAGGCCATGCCTATTCCCCTATTGCAGTGGCGTTGGCCCAATCGACCGTGGAAGCGGCGTTGAGCGCAGTGAAATCGGATGCGGCGGAAACTGCAGCCTTGGCGGAGAGGCGCGCGACCTCGATCGCGGCGCTGGCGCGCGTCCATCGCGCATTGGCTGCCAGCACATCGGCGGCCAGAGCCGGCACGGTCTTACCCAGCGCCGCGGCCTCAGCCGATAGCAGGGGCGTGCTGGCCTTGGCGTTGGCCGAAACCGCCTCTGCCTCGCGCACCTTGGCGAGATAGACCAGCATTTGGCCGGCCCCGGGCGTGATGAACTGCTGGCGGTGCTGCTCAGCCTCCGCATCGATCCGCTGCTGCAGAGCCGCTTTCACGATGCCCATATCGGTCGGAATGGTCTGAGTGGCCTCTCCTGGCACAACCATTGTGGCCTGATCCGGTGCGAGCACTTGGCGCGCCGCCGCGCCGACATCGGGCGAACACCCGCGCGCGAGCTCGACACCATCGCCGAGCCGGTAAACGATCCAATATTCCATGGCTGCTACTTCTTTTCCTCGCGAACTGAAAACAGGCTGTTGGCATTGGCTGTCACCGTGCTGGCGCCGCCATTTCGCCGGAATTTCAGCTTGTATGTGGCCGATCCAGCACCAAGCCCTGAGAACAGGGCCAGCATCGTGATAGTGACCCGGAATGTGCCGCCCGCGCCGTTCATGAAGACCGGATAGACCTGCGATGCGGCGCTGGCGGTGGTGTAGAAAGTGAAGTCGCCACGGATGTCATCGCTCGAATCCACGATCACCGAGGCTTCGATCCTCATCAGGGATCCCGCCTCATCCTTCGTCACCGTCAGCGAGAAAATGTCCACATCGACGGCATCAGGCAGCGGTATGGGGTTGGATAGCGTGGCATAATTCGTCTTGGTCACAGCCACATTCTGGATGGCTGCTGTTGCCACCTGATCAGTGGCAACACCGCCGCCGGCCTTCACCGTGCTCGATACGTCCGTGGCGGTCTTGTCCCCAACAGGGGTGCCGGTCGGCGCGCCATTGGTCGCATTTGCCTCGGCCGGCTTCAGGGCCTCGATCGTCTGCCCCGTGTTGAAGGTGATATCCTGCGCCTTGGTCGGCGGGCGCTTGTTCTGCCAATAGGCATTGGCAGTTGTCGGCCAGGCCGGCGGCGCGTTGCCAGAGGTTGGCGCCAGGGCGATGTAGAGCCATTCCGATCCATCGGCGAGGCTAACCCAATTCCCCTCGCGATATGTCTCGGTCGACGAATAGAGGCCGCGCTCGATGATAGGCGCCTCGAAAGCGATCTCGTCTGCGCTGTGCACGCGCCAGGACCGGTTCGCGCCGATCGTGGTGCGCCAGTAGGGCACGCTAACATACGATTCCTCTGATGCCGTCACCTGCGGGTATGCTCGCCCCTGGGCATCGAACGTGATTTCCTGCTCGCGGTCGAATGCTACGCGCGTGGCGAAAAACTCGCCCGTCAGGCTCACCCCGGCCTGGGCATTGCAGCAGCGCGCCAGTTGCTGGGCAATGTCGATGAACTTGGTCTGGTCGGTCAGCACTAGGTTGATCGGGAAAGGCACCTCGGCATCCAGCGTATCGAGCGTGCTGGTCTGCAGCATATCAGGATCGATGCCAGCGATCTGGGCCAGGGCCTGGATCACCTTCCCGGTTAGCCGCGGCGTCGACCCGCCAACCACATGGCCGCGCACGTCGCCCGTGATTACGCCATAGGCAGGGGCCCCGAGGCGCACCATGCCCGCAGCCAGGCAGGTTGCCCACCGCCCGCGCGGAATGGTGGCAGCAACCAGCGCAGCATAGGTCGCATAGTCGCCCACCGATGCGCCGAAGTCTGAACCGCGCTCGTAAAGCGTGGTGACGCCTTCGATCGGGCCATAGCCAGAGAACTGATAGACCGAGTTGTCGCTGTCGATCAGCTGCGGCTCGACGTTCATGGCCCAGCCCAGCACCAGGGGCTTCACCTTGTCCTTGATGCTGGCCGGCCCCTCGGCGCCGGTGGTGCCGGCATAGGTCTTCGTCAGAACGTTGGCCTTGAACGGCTCGCTGTCCACTTCGCAGGTCAGGGACAGGGTGTTGGACTTGCGGCTGAAGCCCGTCACCTTGCCGCGGAACAGTGTGCGCCATGGCCAGACCGTGCCGGCCGGCTCGGCATAGATCTCCACCGGTGCCCCAATCCACATCGTGGCATCGGCCTGGGCATAGGTCTCCTTCAGAATGCCGGTGTTGATCGGCAGTGTGGCGGCAGCGGGCGAAATGGCATCGGTGAAATCGCCGTTCCACAGCGCGATGCCGATCGACGGCGGCGTGACCATGGCCGGCTCCCAGACCTTGCCGCCCAGGCCCGTGATGCGGCGATCCTGGGCAGATGCCACGCGCACATCGAGCCGCTGCCCCGTCGCCAGATGCAGCGGGGATACCTTCGCCAGAACGGAGAGCATTACCAGGTCCCCGTCTTCAGCATGCCGGCATACTCGCCGGTGATCGTTCCGTTGTTGATCCCCTGCTGGATCAGCGAGCCAAGGTTCGTGTTTACGGCATCCAGCTTGTAGCCCAGGCCGTCGAGCAGCGTCTGTGCCAGGGAGCCGATGGCATTGGTCACGCTGCTGTTATCGTTCGCCACAGACGTGCTGGTGCTGGTGCTAGTCGAGAACGGGCTATCCCGGTTGGCAGATGCGTCGGCTACCGCCTTGGTGGAGTCCAGCTGCGTCTTGGTCAGCGAGGTCACTTCTGAGAGCAGCGCGAAATAGTCGCTCTGAGAACCGCTCATCTGCTGCTCGATCTCAAGCAGCTGGCGCGCGGCGGCGGCATAGTCGTCATATGCCGTGGTGTCGCCGGCCTTCACCCGATCGGCGAGCGGCTGATAGGTTGCCAGCGCCTCAGCCTTGCGATCGCGCAGCGACAGCGCGCTGTTGCCCACGGTCAGGTCGTTGTAGAGGCTTTGCAGAGATCCAGTGATCTGGTCCATCGCCTGCTTCACCGCATTCGTGCGCTCGATGCCGTAGAGCTTTTCCAGGGCAGCGAAATCTTCGGCCGATGCGCCGGCTTCGGTGAAGGTCGCCTTCAGCTTGGTGAACTCGCTATCGAGGGTGTCGAGCGCGGCGCCCACTGGATCGGTGTAGGACTTCAGCTTCTTGAAGACGTTCTCGAAATCGACTGCCTTCTGGATCTGCGTGTCAAGGTCCTTGCCGGCCTTGAGCAGCCGCAGCGCACCATCATGGATACCCTTTACTGCGCCGTCCTGGATGGCACCCAGAATGGCCGCGCGCATCGCGGCTTCAGCGTCGGTGCCATCATAGAGCGCGGTGCTGCTGCGGTTCTGGAAATAGGAATTTCCCAGGGCCTTGTCGTTACCGACGCCAGACACCTGGTAGTATTCCTTGTAGCGCCCGATCCCGACATCATACGATCCGACTGAAGCGCCCAGGGCATCAGCGATCTTGGTGATCGAGGATTGCAGCGTGCTGCCAAAGCTGTCGAGCGATCCGGTGATCCCATTATCGTTGGCGCTGACCGTCACCGAATCCTGCGTGACTGCGCCGCCGCCGCGCGGGCGCTTGCCGAACAGCTTGCCAAGAATGCCACCAACAACCGAACCGGCGGCGCCGAGCCACGGAATTTCGGTCAGATCCCCGATCACACCCCCGATCGCACCGCCGGCTACCGATCCGTTCTTATCCAGCCCGATACCCAGCATATTGCTCAGATCAGCGATATTGGCACCAGTCTTCGCGCCACTGAAGGCCGACCCGAGCTTCTTCGACAGGTCCTCAGGCAAACCCTTGATGTCTTTCAGGCCGCCGAGCACTGCGCCGAACGTGGTTCCGGTCGAGATATAGCCCTCGAACGCGCCAGCCAGCGGGCCGGCCAGAGTCTTTGACAGGCCCGGGCCAAGTCCAGATTTTTCCAGGGCAGAAGTCAGCGCATCGCGCATCTTGTTCTTCTGCTCTTCGAAATACCGATCAGGCGTCAGGTCGTTGACCGTCTTGCCCACCTTCGGGGGAAGGTTCGCGGTCACGACAATCTGCGGATTTTCGTTGGCCGCGGCCGGCGTCGATTTCGGGGCAGCCAGCATCGAGGGGATGCTCATGTTGCCCAGAGCCCACGACGAACCAGCACTGCCCGCGCCGGTGCCGACGCTCCCGCCCTGAGCGATTTTGTTGGCGGCAGCGATGAGCGTATCAGCAAACGTGCCCGCCGCAGCGCCAGCCCGCTCAGTTTCCGTTGCCATCAGGTCAACGCTCGACCCGATGCCGGTCTTTTCCTTCACCCACTTGTCCATGTCGCGAAACACGTCGCCGAACAGGTTCTCGGCCATAACCCGGCCGCGCAGTTGCTGGCCGATGTTCTTCAGGTCGGAAAGCTTTCCATAGCCCCCCAGGATGCCCTCGACTGTGCTGCGGATAGACCGCGTGGTGTCGAGGTAGATCTGCTGCATTTCCTGGGCTCGCTGGAGCGCTTCGACCTGCTTTTGCTCAGCCTGAGCCATGCGCAGCACTTCGGCGCGTCGCTCAGCGGTAAGCGGGCCAAGTTTCTCTTCCAGCCGCCAGATGTCCTGAAGTGCATTAGCTTCGGCATCACGTCCCTGCAAAAGCAACTGCTGCTGCTGGATGCGGCGATCGCTATCCCGCTGCAATTCCCTGTAGGGGCGCACCAAGGCATCATCGATAGCCGCCTTCGCCGCGCTGGCCTGGGCAATCATTTTCTCGAAACCGGGAGGATGCCGCTTCTCCAGTTCGGCAATGATGTCGTCTAGTTGCCGGGTAGCCTGGGCGGCGGCGTCGACCAGGCGCGGCTGCTCATTGAACCGTTCATTGACGCGCGCGATCGACTCAGCGGCAGTCTTGCCAAACTTGGCAAGCTGATCTTCCTCTCGCTGAACCTTGTCGGCGCCGCTGGTGCTCCACTCGATGTGGAAGTGGCCACGCTCCTTGAAGATTTTGGTGAGGTGAACACCGGCATCCTCATAGGCCTTCTTGATCGAAGCGGGGGTGACGCCGTCTGCGATCTGGATATCGAGGGCATTGCCACGCTCATGCGCGCTGGTACCCGGTACCGCCACGGGATTATCGGCAGGCTTCCCCTGTGCAACCCACTGATCATAGAGGCGCTTCTGATCGGCGTACGACCGGTTGCCGCTATTGACCTGGAAGCCAGCCGCCTGCGCGATCGACTTGGCGGCGGCCATATCAATTTCGCGACCGTATTCCTGGACCGACTTCTTGGCGTCCTGCGCGGCTTTGATCGCGGCATTCTTGATTTTCGTGAGGCGAAGAAACTCGGCTTCATAACCCTTCTGGTCGATGAAGATGCCAGAGCTTTGGGCGCTGACCGGGTCATCCTTCGATTTCTGCAGGCGATCATTCAGACGCCCAACCGCCTCGTTGTATGTGTCAGTCGCACGCGTCGCGGCATCCAGGCTGTCAATGACGGCCCTCTGGCTCACCGAAATTTGCGCATTTATTTGGGCCATGCGGGCGCTGGCCAGTGCTTTCTGCTGATCGGCAATGATGGCTGGCAAGTGGTCCGCCCGCCACGCATCATTCAGACCTTCGCCAGAGAGCGAGTAGGCTATGCCGCCTTCAGACAAACGCTTCTTGGCCGCCGCCAGTTGATCGTGGCTGCTCTTCAGTTCCGCTTCGAGATCTGTAACGGACTTGTCGGCAATATCTGCCTTCGCCCGAAGGAAATCGCCTTGAACGGCAATAGCCCCCCGCATTTCTTGAGCAAGCTGCGCCATTGCGTTGGCAGCGCTCGATGCGCTCAACTCCAGAACGTTGAGCCCCTTCGAGAAATCGTAAGCCTTGCCCTTGGCATCCTCCTCAGCATCTCCAACGCCCAACAGTTCCGTGGCTAGCGGGCCCAGAACAGCTACTGCCGCAAAGATCGCGGCGCCCCATCCGCCGGCAAGGAAAGTCGCGAACTTGCCGATCCGGTCATAGGTCTTGTTGACGTTGCCCTCCAGGCCAGACAGCGCATAGGCCATCTGCGGAACCTGCTGGACGAAAACCGTCGTAGCTGAGGTACCCATCTGGGTCTGAACAACCACGTCCTGCATCTGTTGGCCGAGTTGGATAAACGCTACACGCTGCGCCCTGACGCCGTTGATTACATTCTGCGTCTCGGTGCTACCGCGCTTCTTGGCTGCCGCGTTCTCGTTCTCGGCCTGCGTGAGGCCGCGCCAGGCATCCTGGAGCCCGGCGGTCGCGAGCTTCTGCGCCTGGGCATATTCCTGCGCCGAGATGGCATTGGCGGCCAGCAGTTCATCAGCACGGGCCAGTTCAGCATCATAGCGCTGCTGCGCGGCCAGTGCCGGATCGAGGCGCTGGCGAAGATCATTTGCCTGCGCAGCATAACGACGCATGGCATCGGCCGCTTCCTTCGTCGCTGCTTCCTCTGCCGCCTTGGCCGATGCTACGCGGGCCGCTTCCTCTTCGGCCGCGCGGGCCGCCTGCTGGGCCGCATCCGCAAGCGACGCAGATACCTCGCGGCCTTTTGCCGAGACGCGCCCCAGCACCTGTTCAAGCGTAGTGGCAGACACTGCGGCGCGATCGAGCGAGGCAGAGCCGGCCAACATGCGGTCCAGCCCGCTGCGGGTGTCGGCTTTGGAAGAATAGGACTGCTCTTCAAACACCGATGCCGAAGAACTGGCGCTCTTGGTCGGCCTACTCAGGCCGGGTGCGAACGCCTCATTGATGCCCTGCTGATAGGCGTGAGCATAGTTGGTCGCCTTGGCCTGCTCTTCGAAGGTCGCCCGATATGACGCAGCCAGCTGCTGGTTCTTGCCGATCGTGCGGTCGATCTCAGCCTGGAGCCGGGAATAGGTGGTGACTTGCTCGCGCGCCGCGCCGGCATTGCGCTCTGCCTCGATCGTCTGTGCGCGCAGTGCCTGGAGGTAGGTTTGCGTGGCCTGGGAGGTGTCGCCCGTTGCCGCAGCCAGCCGTGTCGCCGCATCGCGCGTGAATGCCAGGCGCGAGGCCGCAAATTCGGCATCGTTCGCCGCCTGGCGCAGGGTCGATGTGTCGAGGTCGATACGAAACTCGCCACTGCGAAAGCCGGAAAGGCTGCGCTTGACGATGTTGCCGATCTCATCGAACGACTGCTTGAAGTTGCGCTGCGCATCCGTCGTGATCGATGCCATTTCAGCAAGGAACGTGTCCTTGGCGCTATTGTCGCGCTGGTATTCCAGCTTGAGAAAGGCCGGGAACACGGGACCATCAGCCATTCGTCAGATCCTTCCGGTGGCATCGTTGAAGTGGGACAGCAGCGCCGATGCTTCGACGCGCGCAATGGCATTGACATCCACCCGTGCGGCGCGGGCGGTGCGAGGGATGCCGACGAAGGCAATGAGCAACTGCTTTTCGGCCTGGCCCGACCGGGGCATGCCGCGCTTGGTCAGCGACCTCGCCGACCGCTTCCGGCCCGATAGATCGACGCCGACGTTCTTCACCGCCAGCAGCGGATAGCCCCCAATGCCCTTGATGAAGACCAGCGGACCGATGCGCTGATCCAGCCCGTTCTGCGCCCACAGTGCCGGCGTCAGGCGAAAGCGCTTTGACACGCGCGGGATATTATCGGTCGGTATCCAGAGCCAGCGCGATCGCACCGGGGTGATCTCGGCTCCCTGGGTATAGGCCTCGATCGCGCCCCTGGTGCGGTCGGAACCGCTACGGATAAACACCACGCCAGAAGCGCTGAAGCCGCCATTGGCATAGCGGTGGACGCCGCGGCCCTGACGCAAGTCGGAATCGAAGCCCAGCCCGTTACCAAGCCGCCCCAGTCCAGCACCGGACATTTGGCTGCGCACTTGGCCCAGCATGGAGCGGGCGCCGCGATCGGTCGAGATCAAGGCTGCTCGCTCCATGCGCTGTTCGGCGAACCGCCGCCAGGCAGCAAACGGCCCGTCGAAGTCACCGGGCTGGAGGCGCGCGCTAATCCTCACGGCGCTTCAATTCCGCCAGGGCCGACGAAATGACCGCGAACGCATCGAGCAGCAGCAATGGCTGATCGAGCGGCGCGCCGCCGTCTGGATATCGCATGCCGGCCATGCCCATATCGCACTGGCGGTGGAGCCGAAGCAGCGCCCAATGATCATCGGTCAGGCGCCTGCGGGGGTTTTGCTGGAACGCGCCGAGGCCCGGGATTTCCCAGCCTTGGCCGAGGCTTTCCTCGGCTTCGAAGCTGGTGGGGTCATCCCTGACGGCGACGGCGATGCGGAGTTTTTTTCCTCTTCCTCATCGAGCGACATCTGCTTGGCACAGGCGTTGAACAGTTCCAGCCAAGCCAACTTGCCCAGCACGTCATTGCGCTCGGCAAATTTGGTCATGCTGGTGGCCATGGCATCGACGCAATCGATGGTGAGATACCCGCGGTCGGTATCCCTGGCGGTGGGAAGCCCGCTCCATTCCTGCACGATGACAGCCACCGTGGCCGCCATGAAGATTTCGTTGTGATCGATGTTGTCGGCCTTCATGCGGCCGATCGGCTTCCAGGACTGCTCGACATCGCGCAGCAGGTTCAGAACAGCCTGCTCAGTGGCTTCATCATAGGACCATTTGAGGTCGGGATCGTCCTTCTTCTGAAGACGGTATTCGTCCAGCGCATCCCAATACGCGAGCAGGGGCGCCCTGTGGGTCACGAACTTTTCCTCGCCCCACAGATGGGTGCGCAGCGCGTCAAGAATTTCCTGCCGCAATTCGCCTTCGGAATGGAAGGCCACGCCTTCTTCAGCCATCAGGCGGCGGCGAAACCGCTTTTCCCGCGTGGTTGGGGTTCGGAGCGTGAAGACGGGGGCGCCGCTGATGCCAGCAAGCGACTGTGGCGTGAAGGCCAGCGTTTCACTGGCCTCCAGGGGGATGTCCTGGGGCACGTCAGGATGTCCTTTCAGGTGGTGGGGGATCAGTAGGGGAAATTGATGCAGACCCCGCGCGAAAGCGCATCGATCAGCAGGTCACCATTTTCCATGATGATGTTCCCGCCGAGGTCGGGGTTCTGGTAATCGAGGCGGCCATCGGGCACGACGATCTGCACCATCTGCCCAGGCGCATTACCCCACTGCGCAAAGAACGGCTGATAGGCCTGGGCATCGGCCAGAGCGAGGGTGTCGATGGTGGAAGGCCGGTACTTCTGGCGCACCATTTGCACCTTGGCCACGCCACCCACCAGTTCGGCAGCATCGACGCCATCGACCTTGTTCGGGTTCGGCGGGTTCTCGGTCTGAATGCCGAGATCGACGGTGAACGACTTCAGACCGACGCGCACACCCGCCAACCAGCCATCGCCGTCCTTGTAGAGGGGGATGGTGCCAGCGGGCGGCACGGCCGGCGTGGCCTGTTCCGAGTTTGCGCTGATAGTGGCATCGAACGTGACGTTCACTTCCGGATAGGCCGCCTGGTCCTTGGTCGAGGTCGGAACTGGCGAGGTCATCTGCGTGACGCGGCAGTTCACCAGATCGAAGCGGTGGCCGTCCAACCAGACCTGCTGGGAAAGCAGGATCGGATCAACAGACGAAACGTCACGCATGTAGCCGATCTGGGCCGGGATCTGGTAATTGCCGGCCACCCCGCTGCCGAACGTTTCCACGAAGGCAACCACCTTCGTCGAGGAATAGGAGCGGATGGCGCTCATGCGCTCCTTATAGTTGGTGCCCATGCCGGCCAGCGAGATGGCCATGCCCTTGTAGAGATCGGCAGTCGCCGCCGCGCCAGCGCCGAGCGTGGCACCGGTGGTAGTGCCGGCGCTGACCGCTTCGGGGGCAACGGGGATAGCAGCGGACGTGCGCACTTCGGTGAACTTGGCAGCCTGGAGAATACGACCAAGCAGGAATGCGTTCGCGGCCGGGATGGCCACACCGCCGGGCGGGCGCAGCTTAATGGTGTAGGAGAGCGTCACCTTCTTGCCTGCCACGCTGTCAGCGTTCTTGAAGGGCGAGCCGGTGTATTCGTCGTTGGCGATCGTCACGCCGGCGATATCGAGCTTCAGGTTCGACACCGGCATCAGGTCGGCCGGCGTGGTCGGCGCGGTGAACGCATCCACCACCGACTGGATGGCAACGGCAACCGCCGTGTTGTTGGACTTCAATGCCATGGGACTGGCCTTTCTTCAGTCGAGGTTACTGCGCCGAGCCCACCGGGCTGGCGTCGGCAGCGGGCTGCTCGGGCTCGGCAGCGGGCTCAGGATCGGGCTCAGCCGAGGCGGGTGCTTCCACGCGCGTGGTCGCAGCGGCCAAGGCCACATCGAGATCCTTGTTCTTGCGGGCGGCATCGGAGAGCGCGTTCATATCCACGCTGCCCGTGCCGAGCGGCGGGCAAACACTGTCAGCCATGTGGCTATCCTTTCGTCGGGGTCAGAAGTGAGCGCCGCCGGGCCCAACGATCGTGAAATGATCGTCCCGGGGCGTGAAAAACTGGACCATCAGCTGGATCGACGCAGATCCGACATCGCGGCCCATGGCGGCAGCCGGCGCCACATCGACTTCCTGAATGTCCTGCAGCATGCCGCCGATGGTGCGGTCTGCGCCAATCGCGCCAACCACATGGGCCAGAGCAGCCTGGTTCTTGCGATTGATGGTGCCTACGGCCTGTACCTGGGTGGTGGACTCCACGTCGATCATTGCGGTGTGGAGTGTCATCCAGTTCTCGTCTGCCACCTCGAAACGATAGGCGGCGGCAGCGACCGTCAACGTGTTGTTGGTTCCCTCTTCCAGCGCGACATCGCTGCTCTGGTTGGTCAGAACCGTGAACGCGGACAAAGCGGGCCAAGCGCGCAGGACGGCGGCAATAGCGTCCTCGACCTTGGAGATTGCAGGATCAGCCAACGACCTTCTCCACATTGAAGACCCAATGATGGCCGTCGTCGCTGCGCTCGATATCGATCGGCTTGAAGACGATGCCGGGCAGCAGGTTGATGGTCAGCCGAGCCTGGCCGGTGGGGCGGATCGGACAGGTCGCGATCGGCAGTTCGATGCGGATATCTTGGGCGATGACCTTGCCGGTCTGCATGTCCTGCTGCTGGTCGCCGAAATCAACATAGCCGCGCATCGGCGTAGCGATGCCGCCGGCGGGGGTGTAGGACAGGCCATCGCCAAGAATGTCGGCGCTGGTGATCGCAAGGTCATCCAGCATGTCTTCGAGACGAGGGCCTGTCCAAGTCATGCCGCCGGCGCCTGATCGTCGTCGGCGGTGGGCACAGCCTTGGCCTTGCGGCTCTGGCGCTTGGCCGCCGGCGCCTGATCGTCGTCGGCAAGATCCGCCTCGCTCAGGTCATCGGCAACCCAGCCGCGCTCGACCAGCAGTTCGATCTGGTCTTCCGGCAGGGCCGGATTGCGCGTCTCGAACTTGCTGTTGTCGGGGTCGAAGTGAACCTGGCCGTGGCCAGGCACGAAATGGGTTCGGGCGCTCAGCGCCCGGACCCGGCGAAACCCGTCAGGGACCGCCATGTTACTTGTTGCCCTGGAGCAGCGCTTCGGGGCGCGTGCAGATCGGCAGGCGGTGGGACTCGATTTCGACATCGGCCCATTCCTCGCGGTCCTTGTCGACCACGATGCGGCTGTACCATTCCTGGCCCAGGGTGTTAACGAAGCCAAAGGTCGGCGCCGGGGCGAACGCTTCCTGGAACAGGTTGCGCACGCCGAGCGGAATGAACTTCACCTTGTCCACGCCGATCGCGACCTTCGAATTGTCGTCGGTGCCGCGATAGTTCACCCAGGTGACACCCCAGGCTTCGACCGACTGGAACGCGGTGTCTTCCAGCAGCTTCGACGCGCGCTCGGTGTTCTTGAAGGTGTCGCGGTATTCACCGTTTTCCTGGAGATCATCGAAAAAGTCATCGCCGCACAGCGCCAGGATGCGCATGCCCGGCGTGGCCATGCCGCCCAGCGCACGGATCATCGGGCGGGTGACATTGTTGGCCACGAACTTCTTGCAGCCGGTGCGAGCCGACCAGTTGAAGTCGATTTCAGCCGGCTGCGAGAAGCCGAAAGTCTGGTAGTAATCGTAGATTACCGTGTCGTCGGCATCGACCAGCACCCCGTTGATGCAGGACAGGCGCAAACGCTCGACGGTGGAAGACAGATCGTCGATCACATCCTGCTGCCGCTCGGCAACCTCCTTCTGGAGCGTCTTGAGTTCGGTTTCCGATCCGAACTGGCGGATACCCTGAAGCTGTTCTGCGGTAATCGTGCTGGCTTCCTCGATCCGACGCACGCGCAGATCGCGGATGTCAGCCTTGTTGTTGGCGCGGCGAGTGCGCGGCGCGCCCGGCTCGCTGGTCTGGATGATGTTGAGCGTGTTGCCCTTGACCTCGACGGCCACGGTGCGAGTGCGCACCGGCTTCGGGGTAAACAGGCCCAGCGAGCCGATCAGGCCAGGAATGGTCTGGCTGCGGCGCACGGCCTCGGTCAGCGAGATCGCCGAGAAGGCGTCCTGCTTGAAAACGTCCATGGTAAGCATGGGGAATCGGTCCTTTCAAAGGGATCGACGCAAAAAGGGCGCCGGAGACGTGCCCCGGCGCCCTTGAGCGCGCGATTTGTTCAGAAGATCAGCGCAGGATGATGCCGCGGCGCTTCAGGTCGGCGGTGCCTTTCGCCTTCTGGTTGGCGGTGATACCCGTCTTCCAGACCACGATATCGGCGTTGTGTTCGCAGTTGCGCTTGTAGGCCACGCCGCGGGTGTCCGCCGAAGTGGCATTGACGGCGCCGTAGAGAATGCCGGTGGCGATCTGCGAACCATCGGTGCCGGCCGGATTGTATTCGACCTCCTTCTCGACGATGGCCGAGACGGTAATGTCGAAGCCGTCGCCCACCACAAAGTCGGTGGCACCATCGGCCAGGGCGCCCTTGATCTGCTCGGCCACGGTGGCGGCGCCGGCGGCCATCACGATGTCGCTCAGCACGACGCCATCGGGATCTTCCAGCCGGAAGGTGCCATTGTTGGCAGCGGCGGCGATGCAGCGCAGGGTATAGACGCCCAGCTTGGCGCCCAGCAGCAGCGGCGTGGTGGCATCGAGCGTGAAGGTGCCGTTGCCGGTGTTGCCGCCAGCCTTGGCAGCCGACGCGACGGTGCCGCTCAGCAGCGTGGCGAGCACGGCACAGGACTTGAGGTTCTGGCCCGACTTCACGACGATCGCCTCGCGGCTCTGTTCGCCGGGGGCTTCGCTGATCAGCGACTCGGTCGGGTAAATGCCTTCGGTCAGGGTGGTCATGGAAAGGTCCTTCCTTCGGACTTGGGCTTACCGGCCGCGACGTTCGCGGATTTCAGCGTGGATGTTGTCCCAGCCGTGATTGGCTTCGGCCCTGGGCTTGCCGCCGCTGGCATGGCTGGTGTCGGGATTGCCGAACGACTTCATGGCGGCGAGCATCGCCGCGCCGGCCTGGGCATCGGCATCGCTGCCGGCGGCACCCGGCGCGGCGGCGGCAAGCATGCCCACAATGTCGTCGGCGCTCAGCTTGTCGTTGGCCAGCATCTTGGCGGCCAGGGCTTCGCGGCCCTGATAATGCTCGCTCGACATCACGGCGGTGTAGCGGGCGCGCTCTTCGGCGCGGGCCTGAGCGACGGGATCGCTGGCGGCAGCAGAGGCGTTGGAGTCCGGCGTGCACTTCTGGCACTTGCCATCCTTCATCGGCTCCGAACACTTCGAGCACTTGTCGTCCTCGCCCGGCTCGTTCGGATCGCTGCCGTCCGGCTCCATGTCGCCGGCCTTGGCGCCAGGGGCCGGCGCGGGCGGCGGGGCGGCGCCAAGCTGGGCGCGCAGGTCTGCCTTCTGCTCATCGCTCAGGCCCGCCAGAATGTCGGCCGCCGCGAGCGCGCTCAAGGCAACCCCGGCGCCACTGCCGCGCACAAGCGCAGCCCGCAGCCCCTTGGTGGCTTGGGTCATCGTCTTTCCTTTCTGCTGGTGATCAGCGGGCGAGTTGCGCGACCGCTTCGAAAATGGCCTCTGAGGAATCGATCACATCGACCAGGCCCAGGTCGATGGCGTCTTGCCCGGTGAACCAATCCCCCTCCAGGTCGAAAACCTGCTGCTTGGAGATCGGCCGCCCATCGGCAACATGGGCAGCAAAGATGTCCCAGGTCTCATCGACCCAGGATTGGAGCTTGTCGAACGTCTCAGCGTCGGCAGCTTCATAGGGGCCACCGCGCGCCTTGCGCTGGCCGGCGCGGATCATGGTCACCTCGATGCCGCCCTTTTGCAGGCCCTTGGTCATGTCCACCAGCATGGTCCAGACACCGATAGAACCGGTAATGCCGGTGTTGGTGGTCGCGATCGCATCGCATGAAGCGGCGATGGCATAGGCTGCCGAGCAGGCCATCTCGTTGGCAAAGGCGACAATCGGCTTCGGGCCGCCGGCCTTTGCGGCCATGCCGCGCAGCTTGCGCGCGAAGTCGAAGCAGCCCGATACCTCCCCGCCGGGGCTGTCGATATCGAGCATGATCGCGCCGACTTCTTCATTGCCGATGGCATCGGTGATGATGCGATCGAGGCAATCATAGCCGACCATGCCGGAATAGGGTTCGACGCCACCCAGCTTGTGCACCGTGGTGCCCGATACCGCGATGGTGGCGACACCGCGCCTCACCTCATACATATCCCGCGCTGTCTTCGGCTTGGAATACCAGTCGCTGTCATCCATCGCCATCTGGCGCATCTGCGCGGCGCCCAGCGAACGACCATCAATCGTATCCAGCTTGGCAATGCCAAGGCGATCCACCAGCGCGGCGCAGAGCATTTCGGCCTTTTCAGGCCGCAGCATCAGGGGAGCGTTGAAAAGCCTGGAACTTATCCTTGCGAAGCGGCTCATTGTCCATTCTCCTGCGCAGCTGCGCGTCGCTTCCATCCGTCACTAATCGCCTTGCGGACGCGTTCTTTGTACTCCGGGTCTGACCAGCGCGACTTCATCATCGCATTATGTCGCGCTTTTGCCTCAGGTGTACGATGCCCGGCCTGCATGGCTGAAAGCGCCTTCTCCCGGTTTACCGGATCAGATAAATAGCGCTTTGCAGATGCCGACTTCTTAGCTTTGACATCAGGATCTCGTGCAACGCGATCTCGTCCGAGTTGGGTTCGCATCTTCACTTCTGGGTCTTGAGCAGAGATACGAAGTCTGGCCAATGATGCTTCACGGAATTCTGGGTCAGACCACTTTTTTTTCTGAGCTTTAGAAACATTTGCTCGCCATTGCTCGGAGTCCACTATCTTTCGGATAGATGCCACCCTCCTAGCCTTTACCTCTGGGTCAGCTGCAGACTTAGCTAGGCTAGCCACTGTCTTTTGGCGAAATTCTGGATTTTTCCATCGAGCCTTGCGTTCAATGGACATGGCGGCTTTGGTTTCCTCAGAATGGTTCCAACCACGCGGATGGAACCCGCCTTTGGCAACGTTGGTGAGATCGGCGCCGGCCAGAAGGAAATGCTCGATCCAGTGGACTTCGCGCTCTGGCCATCCCTCACCAGTTTCTTCAAGAACCTCAATTTCCGGTGCCAGGCCGAGTATGGTCAGTTCTGAAATCCACTGGCAAACTCGCCGCTTACTGGTTCTTTTCGCATCATTGAGATGACCGCGCAGGCGGCTTGAGAGTGTCTGCGCCGTTTTGCCAACATACCGCACGGCTTGGTCACGTGGATCACGAAGGCAATAGATTACAACCCTCGCGAACTTGCTCATGCTTCTGCTCCTGCCGGCGCATCGGCCTGCTGCTGGTCGGCGCCGGCACCATCGGCAGCCTTGCCGCCCTTGAGCGGCACATAGGGATCGAGCCCCAGACGCTCGCGCAGGCGCTTGTCGCGCGCCTGGCCGAGCAGAACCTGGCGGTGGTCGACGCCGGCGTCGTCACCGATCATGCCCAGGTTCGTGGAGCCAGCGTTCAGTTCGAACTCATTGGCCTGCGCTTCCTTGAGCGGATCAATGGTGCCGCGGCCCGGCCCCTTCCACTCGCACATGGTCAATTCGTCGCGCCAGCGGAAGAAGGCGAGCGGCCCGCCGGGCACCTTCACTCGGCCGATGGCGACAGCTTCTTGCAGCCAGGCCGCATAGATCGGCGTGCAGAACCGGGTCACGAATTCATAGCGATCGTGCAGCAGGCCGCGCCAGATCTCGTTGAGCATCGCGCGCGCCGACGAATAGTTGATGTCGCTCCAATCCTGAGCAACTTGAGCATAGGACAGGCCGAAATTGGCAGCCATGCTGCGCAGACCGGTCTTCTGGAAATCGGGATAGTTGGCGCTCGGCCGCTCTGCGCGAGTGAATTTCAGCTTTTCGCCGGGCAGACCATGGATGGTCCGGACACCTTCGACCTTGACCGAATTCTCCATCCGGTAGCTCAACTGCTTGTCGAACGACCAGGCATCATCGCTGCCCTCGGCGCCGGTGGGCGCCTGCATCGCGGCTTGCACGTCACCAGTCGGGAACGGGCTTTCCAGGAACGCGGCCATGACGGCATTGAGCAGGGCGGCTTCGATCTCGGCATCGTCATACCGGTCGAACATCTTCATGCGCTTGATGCCGGCGACGAACCTGCTGATGCCGCGCCGCTGGCCGCCGATGTTGCGCTTGAACGCATGCACTGCGATCGGCCGCCCGGTCTGGTCATAGCGCGGGACACGCTCCCAACGCATCGTCTCGCCATCGGCCCGGCCCCATTCCGCCGGGTGCGCGCACCGGATGTGGTATGCGACAGGATAGCCGTCAGGATGGATCTCGACCCCGCCGATCACCCGGTTGCCGTTCGCCAGCACCATGTTGTCGGCAATGCCATCAGGGTTCGAGAGCCGGTCGGGATCGATGACCTCGATACAGGTCTGGAACGGCGCGCCGCGGTCGAGCAGCTTGACGACGCCAAGGGCATCGCCATCGGTCCACCAGTGGCGATAGGCTGTCTCGACCACGCCGCCGAAGGTGCTGTGCATTTCGGCATCGGCAGTGAAGCGGTGGTTCTGCGCCCAGACCTTGAACTGGACCTCGGTGTTCGTCGACCAGTCATCGGCCCATTCCGGGCTCTTGCCCATGGCCTCGAAAGCGGGCTGCGCCTCCAGCCGGATCTCCGGGCCAACCACCGTCTCGGCGCGGCGGTCGATCGCGCCGGAAATGACCGGATGGTTGCGCGCCATGTCGCGCGCCCGGTCTTGCACCTTGTCCCGGTTGTCCAGGATGTCGGTATTGACCCAGGAATGCGGCGGATGCCACGACGCCATTTCCCGGCTGCTGAACCGGCCGGCATCATAGGCACCCCAGCGCCCGGTGCCGCCGGTGGCAATGGCCATGGATTGCTTGCTGGCGCCGAACTTGCGCTGATAGTCCTGCGGCTGCATCAGAAATAGGTCCCGATGGCGCGGCGGCGCGGCGTGCCCGCCTCGCTGGCCTGGGCCTGCTCAAGATCGCGCTCCCGGCGCTGGATATAGGCATCCAGTTCGGTGAGCGTCATCTTGGAGAAGCGCATGATGCGGCTGCCCCGGCCGGCCTGCTCGACCATCTTGCCGGTCGCCATCTGGGCACGCGCGGCATACAGGTCGGTCAGTTCCGCCTGAATTTCCGCGGCTGACTGCGCCATCACTCGTCTCCTTCCAGTGCCTTGTGCTTGGCGAAGAAGCCTTTCGGCTTCGGCGTGGTCGTTCCCGCGGCTTGCGCTGCCGCTTTCACCTCGACCGCTGGATCACCTCCTTCCGAATGGAGGGGAACAGGGCGCGCCCATGGCGGGAACTTTGCCGGGTCATCCCAGCGAATGCTTTTCCTATCCGGCTGCAGCATCAGGCGGCCGGCCTCGGTGTATCCGTAGAGATCGAGCGTTTCGTTGGGGCCGTTGCGCACCCAGCTTCCGTCGATCAGCACCTCGTTGAACAGTTCCTGGTAGGCGTCTGCCGGCGTGTTCAGCGCGAAATAGCACTGGCCAGGGCTGCCATCGTCGATCGCCAGATCTTCGATGGTGCTCTCTTTCAGCTTGTGCACGCCCAGCGAGTGGAGCGTGATCACCGGCAGGACCGGCTTACCTTCGCTGTCTCGCGAAATCTTGGTGGGCGAGGGCGGCAGCGGGTCAGCTGTGGCGCGGGTCGAACCCTTGATGCACCTGACCTTGCGCCATGCCGCCCAGCGCTTGCCGTCCATCCGGCGGGCGAACTCGTAAGCCTTCCAGGTATGCTTGCCGCTCGATGCGTCGATTGTCACCACCGCCGGCCGCAGCGCCAGGCCAGGATTGGACTGGAGCGGGTAGAGCCGATCGATTTCCTCGGCCAGCACATCCCAGTCGTCCTGCGAATGCGCTGGCGCGATATCGCGCAGCACCGGACCGTCCCAGCGTTGGCGAATCGTGCGCCGGTCGACCAGCCAGGATCGCCGCTTCAGATCCCAGCCTCTGGCCAAGATGTCGAACTTGTGGTCGCCAACGTCGATCGCCACCGTCATGAACAGGACCCCGTCAGGCACTTCGCCCATGCGATACGCCACAGGTTCGGCATCCTCGGTCGGCTTGGCCAGATCCTGAGTTCGCATCCGCAGGTTCTGCGCATCGAGCCCTTCCGCCTCGCCTGCGCCCTCGAATACCTCGCCAAAGGTGCGCACCATGACCTGCTTGAGCTTGTCGGTCTTTCCGGTGCGCTCCTTGTGCTCGATCGCGCCTTCCAGTTCCTTGGCCAGTTCGCCCAGGCCAACCTGCTTCGACATCAGGACGTGAATCCAGAAGCCCCAGGTCTTGCTCTTGTTCGGCTCGCCCACAATGCCGGCCCGGATGTCGAGCGTCTGGCCCTTGTGCATGTAGCGCCCTTCCTCGACCATCTTTGCGCGCTGCGTCTCATCAAGCCCAGCCCCGCAGTGCGGGCAGGCCATGCATGCCGTGCGCTCGGCCAGCGCCAGGCGCTCATCCAGCGGCGTGCCCTTTTCCGCCTTCGTGTAGCTGAGCCTGAACCGCCGCACCTCCGGCCAATACTTGGTCGGGTAGGGCGAGGCGTGATCACCGCATTCCGGGCATTGCATCACGAAGATGCCTTGCGTCGAAAGCGTCCAGGCCTGGGCGATACCACCGGCCCACCCGATGTCGGGGTGGGCGCAGGCATAGATCAGGCGGTCGTTGCCCAGCATGCGCTGGCGCTGCCGGCCCTGCTCCAGGAAGTTGGAGCGGAAGTCCTTGTGGTAGCTATCCGGCTCATCGAACACGATGTATGCCGCCTGGCGGTTCGTCGTCGTCGCCTTGCCCATGACCATCAGTTCGAGCGTGGCCCCGGCCACCCGCTTCATGGTCTTCTTGTTGTCGCTGGCCGAAGTGCCCAGCCGGCTCGAAACGCCAGTGTGATCCTCGAACAGCGGTGTCAGAACGCGATCGGCATAGGACCGAACTTCGCCCGGCCCGGCCAGATACCACATGATGTCGCCAGCCGGCCCGTTCTCCAGGCGCTTAAGCGCGTGGTTCTCGGCCACCACGGTGCCACCGCAGCGCCCCGGCTTGGGCACCACAATCTCTTGCACCTCTGGATCGTCATGGGCATCCATGATCGGCACCAGGTAGGGCGTCAGATCCTTTGACCAATTCGTCTTGGTGCCGTCAGGTTTGCGAATGACCCGTCGCGTTTCCGAATATTCGAGCGTGGTCAGGCTGTCGCGCGGCAGCAGGCTATCGAGCTTGCTTGCAGCCAGCGCGGCGGGCGCCTGGCAAAAGCCATCGGCAGCCAGCAATCGTGCCTGCTCAGATAGCTCCTGCCTGGATAGAACCCGCACAGTGTTCTCCGATGAAGCGCTTGGCCTCACCGTGAACTTCAGTGGCCACCGCGCGCAGGTGTTTGTCGATTTCCGCCCGGATCTGGGGCGGCAGCTTTCCATTCGGGTCCATGCGGGTGCGCACCCCCATGATCCCCTCCACCACGCGCTGGTTGTAGCGCTCGATGAAGTCGAGCAGTTGCTCGGTCGGCGTGTAGCGGCCCTGCCTTTCCTGCGCGGCCACCACGGCCAGCGTCAGGTTCACCAGGTCCTTCGTCTCGGCCAGGCTGGGCGCGGATTCATCGGGCGATAGGCTGACGCCAATCGCCTTGCTGATTTCCCGGCTCTTCTTGGCCTGGCCGTCCCGCTGCTTGGACAGCGACTTGAGTATGATGGCCACGGTGCGCGCCGGCTTGAACTGCCACTCGATGCCGTTGCCACCCCGCACCACGGCGCCGGATGCTTCCAGTTCCGCAATGTCGTTGCACCAATCGCGCAACGTCGGCCAGCTCACCCCCAGCACCTCGCACATCGGCTTGGATGCCAGGACTTCGCCTCGCTTGAATTTTTTTGCGCGCTGCTCGGCTGTGATCAGTTTCCCGATCCGCGCGTTGATGCTTGTGCCAGGCCGGGCCATCAGAAAACCCCTGATTTCTGGCGGTTTGCGCCAACGAAAAAGCCCCGCACGGGGCGGGGCTCTGTTCGCTGGGCATAACTGTTCCGTGGGCACAGATGAATCGTTTTTCTCCCCGTGTCAAATTCCTTCATCATCATCTTCGTCCATGATCTCGATCGAATTGCTCTCGATGTGGGCAACCAGATCCTGGCAGGCGGCGAGGAAGCGCTGGAACTCCTGACCATTGCGGCAGCGGATGAAGCGCCGCGCGCGCGCCAGAGGCATGTCGTGCAGCACGATCGCCTGAAACATCTTCACCAGCACCGGCGCGATCGCTGCCGTGGCCTGGCGGAACCCATCCCTGGCTTCGGCCTCACGCTGCTGCAATGCCATCGGGGCTTGGCCCATGCCGCCACTGCCGCCGGTATTTCCGGTCAAGCTGATGTGGCTGGACTTGAACCGGCCAATCAGCCCGGCCTGCTCCCATGCCTCGCGATACCAGATGCAGGAGCGCAGCTGGTCATCGTTGATCTTGCCCTTGCTCCAAAGCCGCAGGACCATCGGCACACTGACGCGGCGATAGGCCTTCACCGTGCGCACGGTCCCTTGCTCCAGCCGCGGCGTGAAGGTGCGAAAATCGCCCTGCTCCTTCCATTCCGGCGTAGGCTCAGTCACGGCGTCGGCAATGTTTACCGTCACACCCTCGGATACCTGCAACTCGGCGGCCTTACGATCACGCTCGCTGACGCGATCGGCCCGGTCACGCTCGATCAGCGCCGCGACGCGCTCACGCTCAGCCGCCACTGCTGCGGGTTCATCCACGCCAACCAACCCGGCCTCAACAAACGGCTTGCCGATCTCATCGCAGACGCGCTGCACAGCCACGCGCTCGAAATGATCAATGAAAGCTGCTTCTCGCTGTTCTTCGGCAATGGCATTATCTCGCGCCCTTGCCTTCACCTCTTCGGCGGTAATCTTACGCTTGTCCATGTCCGACCCCATTGTATTATTGTCTTTTACCATAGTTCTTATCAGCAATAGCGCAAATCAATTGGCGTTCGAGCCCCGCCATAGATTTCAATTGGCTCGGAAAAATGACAACAATGCCGTGTTCCAGCCAGGCCTCGCGCGCAGCTTTACTGGCACCATTTGGGTCAGGATCTTGCATCATATGCGAGAAGCGTGTCAGGCTTGAACGGCTCACAGCAAACCTTCCTCTTGCCACTGCGCCACTAGAGCGCGCTGTTCTTCCACTTGGGCATCGGCCATCCAGAGGAATGCCGGCCGGGCACGATGCTCGCCGTTCTTCAGCAGCCAGAGGTAGCCCGCCGTCACGGCGTGGCGCTTCCACTTGTCGGGCAGCGCATCGATCTCGGGCTGGCTCAACTGGCCCTTCTGCAGCGCGCGCATTGCATCATCGAACCGGGCCTGCTTCTCGCGCTTGATCCGGCTGCCGGCGATGTCCTTGGCATGCCGCTGTTCGGCCGCCCGCGAAGTCCATTCCGCGATGATCTCGTTGCACTCGGCCACGGTCGGAAACCACTTCAGCCGGTCGATCGATGTGCTCCAAAGATAGTCGATTGCGCCTTTCGAATGCTTGGCCAGCTTTCGGGCATACTGGTCGAATAGGATGGCACCCGTCGTCGCGTCTTTGCCCTGGCGGGGCAAAACTGCCATCATCGCAACCAAAGCCTTGTTGAGGTAATCCGTCGAGCACGGGGCCTGCTCAGGGATTGGTGCGGTGATAACCTCGCTCAAAGCCGCCATCATCCCATCGTCCAACCTCTCGGGGAGCGCCCTGATCTCCCGCAATCCCAATCCGTCGAAGGCCCTCAGCGATACCGCCTTCGGGTTCATATCGGCGATCATTTCGCGGCCCGTTGCTTCGGTCATTGTTTCTCACCCAGTCTGCCTTGAAGCCGCGCCAGTCGCGCAGCACACTTTCGGAAATTGCTTGTTCGAGAGACCACCCGACCCGATCCGCTTCCCGCCGGAACCCCACGATGACCGTTTCCGAGACAGGCGCCCGTTTGCGGTTCCGCATTGCCAGGAAGTCCGCCCAGGTCTGCTCCGACACGTCGGCAGGGCGCTCGTATGGCGCCGCACCAGCCTGGCGCTTGCGCTTCACTGGCTGGGCAGGGTCAGGAACAGCGGGCGGAGCGGCATCAGCGAAAAAATCGGCCGGGGGGATATGGGGGGTATGAGAACCGTTAGGTTCTCTTGTTTCCTTGTTCCCTTGTTCTTTTGCTGTCCGATTTCTGTCCGACTTCTGTTCGGTTGACTGTCCGGACATATGTCCGTCTTCTGCCGCTACGTCCTGATATTTGTCGTAATTGCAGATGGTTATGACTGACTTTCCCTGTCCGGTTTGCCGTTCGATCATATGTTCGGTTTCGAGACGGACCAAAAACCGCTCGACCGCGCTGGGGGACCATCCCCATTCCTTCGCCAGATACTCGCGGCCGGCACAAAGCTGCCCGCGTTCGACGGTGATCGTGCGCCCGCGAGCGTCATGCGTGGTCGGTTTCCAGCACGCCTTTCCGATCAGCCAGAACCATGCGCCCAGCCGCGCGGAATCGCCCCGGAACAGGTGATGATCAAGCGCTTCACGGTGGAGGGTGACGAAGCCGCTCACAGGGGCCGCTCTCCCCGGACCTTAGCATAGCGATCTGCGTGGATGGCCTTGCGCGGCCCGCCACGCGCGCGAATGCAAGGAAAGCCCCTCAGAGCGCCGCATGTTGGGCAGATTACCTGCACGGCTGCCCTGCGGCGGCTGTCGCGGTGGAACTGGCTATGGTCCTTCACGCCCATGCCATTTCCCCATCCGCATCAACCAGCGCCGCCCGCAGCGCCATGTCAGCGCGCGCAGCCCTGGCCGCCTCGGCAGCGGCAAAGTCGCTGGGGAATGCATCGGTCGAATAGGCCAGTGGCCGGCTACACGCGGCGATCAGATGCCAGCGCCAGCCATCATGGTGCTTGTGCACCTCGAACGGGGCCAGGGCGCTCATGCGGCACCCGCGAAGCAGGCGCAACCGCTATCGCCCGGCAGATATCGGTAACGCTTGCTGGGCTCGGCGCGCAGCCGTTCTGCAAAGGCATCAAGTGAAAGAGGCTTTTTGCCATCACCGCCGCGTCGGTCGGTCATCATGGTGAAGCTGTCGCCCCGCCACGCGATGAACTTTCGCTCCATCATCGCGTCATAGGAATACCGAAGCGGCTGGACATAAAAGCGATTGGCCCAATGCGCTTGACCGGCCTTGCAGCAAAAACCCCCGCAGTTGTTGTGGAGGTAGCCCATCTGATAAAGCCTCGGCTCTGCAATGCCGATCTCGGCCAGCGGGGCCGCCATGAGGCGCAGTATCTCAGCAGGAAAATTCTCGCCACGCGTTAGAGCATCGTTGATTTCGATCAGCGGTGCCTCTGCGCGCCAGCCCTCGGACGCAAGCCGTGGCCGCAGGCCCCCACCTTCCCCGTCATCAAACCTATGCGCCTCATGATCGCCAATGCCATAGACGAAAACGTCAGCAGCGCCGAACAGTTCGCCGGCGCGCCAGCACTGCCCCATCATCCATTTTCTGCTGATGATGCGCTTGAGCACTTCTGAGCACGGATCATGCAGGCTGCTGCCCAGTAGTTTACGATCCCGGAATACTTCCCATGGGTCGCGGCCTTCAACCAACCAGACCAGTTCTGGAATGGCGTCGATCGTGCGCGCGCGCAGGTCCGCGAGAAACGCGCGCCACTCAGGATTGCCGTGATATTCCTCGATCGGCACATCTTCGGGCACGCGATAGTCGGGGAAATCCTCCGCTCGAACGGTCCAGTTGAGGCGGCGCCCAGTCACCAGTGCCGCGCCCTCGATCAGAAACCGATAGGCATCGGCATCCTCGTAAAGCGTGTCGGTGAACACGAGGCCGAATTCGGCATCAGGATGCCGGCGACGATCGATCATCGCCGCGCGAAAGCTGCCCTGTCCGGCGGAGAACATGGTGTAACGGCGCGCCATTACTGCTGCCCCCTCCTGATGTCGTAGGGGTGGCTGGCATTCCGGCTCAGCTTGCCGCCACGCTGCCAGAACATCACCCGCTGGCTGATCCCTGCCGCGCCGCCACCTTCAAGCACGACTCCGCGATACAGCCCCTTGTGCCGGTGCAGATCCACAATGCTCAGACCATCCATGGTCTTGCGTCCATGCAGCCGCTCTTCATCGGGGCAGCAGCAGGTCGGGCGCGTCTGGTCGATGTCAGCCGACATGCGCAGAGCCCTCCAGACGAGCGCGCGCGGCTTCTGCCGGCATGTATTGGCAGAGGCGCCGGTAATCCTCGCGCAGATGATTGGGAATGTCGGGCCATGATGCCGGGCGGCGGCCTTGCGTCTCCATCGGCAGCCCGTAATCGCGCGCGATCTTGTGCACGAGGTCGTAGCTGACACCAAACCGCGCCGCGACAACCTTCCGCGGTTCGCCCTGGCGCAAAACCCTGGCAATTTCGCGCCGCCGCCCAGCGCGCTCAACATGGGACATGACTAGGCGTCTTTCCATCACCGCGCCCCCGCCACAGGAAGCTGCGCCATCCAAGGCATGAACACCCGCTCGCGCAGACAGGCATAGGTCAGGATCCCCAGCGCCTCGGCATCGTCGTGGCGCTGAGGCTTCAGGCCAAGCTGGTGGCACCGCTCCAGCGCCATCTGCTTCAGGTCGGCCGACTTGGTGCCGCGCGGCATCCGGCCCAGGAATTCGCGCCGCCACCGCGCCATCGGAACCCAGGTCAACCGGATGCCCATGGTGTGGCAGAACAACTCGATCGAGGCGCCCATGCCGATCGCAGTCCAGATGTTCTCGGCCTGGGTTGCTACCGTGCCCGGCAGCAGGTTGATCGGTTCCTCGGCAAACACCTGTTCGAACTTGAACAGGGAATGCGCATCCATCAGCGCCTTGTAGGTATTGTAATAGATCGAGCCACGCGACGAATATTCGCTGGCGATCCGGTCCCAAACCCCGTGATACGGCTTTTCGTCGCCAGCGCCATAATACGCCCAGCCCGAATTTCGCTTCGACGGGTCCAATGCAAGAATTTTGGTCATGGTCTTCCTCGCGTCATCAGGACGGTGGAAGGGACTGGCCCCACCACCGCCGCTGGAACGCGAGGAATCACTTAGGCTTGCCGCCTTCCTTCATTGCCTTGATGGCCGACGCACCGGTGCCATAGGGGGGCTCTTCAGCATCGGCCTTGGCCTTGCGTGCCTTCCCTCGACCGACCTGCCTGTTCAGTTCTTCCGGCGTGGCCTCGAACGGGTTTTCCTGGCCAATCGGATTGGGGGCGGTATCGGCCGCATCGGTCAGGTCGGTTTCACTGCCATCGGCAACCGGCGCATCGGCCGGCGGCACAACCACCAGGTTCGGGCGGGGCTTGGGCGCTGCGGTCGGCACCACCGCCGTTCCGGCGCTGCCCTGGGCCTGGTCAACCAGATCGGCGGCAATGATGCCGATACCGAGCTTGCTCAGCAGCCCACTCAGCGCGCGAAGCTGGACATCGCGCTTGGTGTCCTCTTCCTCGGCCAGCTTGAAGCAGAACCGGGCGATTGCGGGCGGAATGCCGCAATGCTTTTTGATGTGCTTATAGGCGGTCGAGACTTCCTGGGCATGCTCGCCCACCTTGGAAATGGCCGGCTTGATGTCCTGGCGATACAGGGTCACGGCCTTGTCGAAGTCCATCGCCTTCACTTCGCTGGCACTGTCGTCGTTCTTCTTCGGTCGGGCCATGGTGGCCTCCTTTCACCAGAGGGGATCGGGGGAGAGGCTTAACGCTGCGGCCTTCGGAGCAAGGACCGTCCAGTCAGCGCTGCGCAGGGCCTATCGACACCCCAGCCTCTCTTTGACGCGGCCCCGCCCGCGCTGGATCTCAGGCGCTGCGACGTCCGCGCACTTCGGCAACCACCTCGGCGCGCGGGCGCAGATGCAGATTGGCCAGGGCCTGCACGGTGTGCTGGCGGCGCGCCTCGGCATCGGCAGTCTTCATGGCCGCGCGCTTCGCTTTCTTGCGTGCCGCGCGTGCCGCGGCCCTGGTGCGTTCGGCAGCGATCAGCCGTTCGCGCGCCCGGTGTGCAACGATCTCGGCGCCAAGCTCATCGGCGATCTTGCGGAATTCGTCGGCATTGCGGAACGCGTCGCCCAGTGCACGCTGCAGGTTGGTGATGTGGCCCTCGGCCCGGTCAAGAGCGCGGCGCAGCGCATATGCCCGGCGTTCGGCGCGCTGCATGGCAATTGCAAAGCCGATGGCAACGACAGATTCAGCAACCAACAAGCTGGCGGCAATCAGAGGGGCATCAAGCATGGCGACCTCGCTCAGTGTTTGTGCAGGCTGGAAAGGGGGATCAGGCGCGCGATGATGTCATCGGCGGCCTTCTGGGTGAGCGGCTGCTCGATGTGATCGATGCGCCCGTCTCTGGCGGCATCACCGATCACGCTCAGTCCCGGCAGCACATCGGCCAACAGGCTGCGGATATCGCCTTCCTCGACATCGTCGATGCGCGCGGCGCCGCCGTAACCGATCTGGGCGAGCATCCCGTTCACCGCGCCATCGCCCAGCGCGTAGCAGAGCGAGAGCGCCACACCGGCGCCGACCTTGCGGCGGCCGCCATCGCTGCGGCGGATCGCATCGAGCACCGCAGTGGTGATGCCAGCCGCATTCGCCAGTTCGTCGCGCGTCATCGCGCGCTCGACATGCAAGACACGGTGGATCTGGCTGCTCAGCCAGGCCTGAAAGCGATCGTCTGAAACCAGGCCTTCGGTTGTGACGGTTTTGCGCTGCAACATGATCTAACTCGTTTCGAAGAAAGGAGTGGTTGAAATGGTGAAAGCGGGGACGGCAAAATCGTGGATGGAAACTGCCGCCCCCGGCTCGCTCGGTGCGACCCGGCGGGCTATTGCGTGCCCTCAGCGGGCGGAGATTGACTCCCCGCCCGCGTCGGCCATCCTGCGGCTGTCGAACCCAGCAGGAGGAATTGAAGAGTGTCTGACCAAACCAAGTTGCAGTCCGATACCGCGCTGGCTCTGGCCCACTTTGCGGCCAGTGCGGCGGCTGTCGTTGCCTCTGCACTTCATCGCGGTAAGTCGATCGAGGACGGTGACATTCAGCATCTCCTCAAGATCCTTGCGACAAGCGCTGCGAGTGCTCCTGACCAGGCCGAGGGCTACTTTCATGCTCTTGCTGAGACGCTGGCTGGAAAGCATTACGAAGGCGGATGAATTCGGCATCGCACTTAGCGACCGCACTCCCGATAGCGTCGATCGCTGGTGTGGGATGCGCGGGCGCAAAGAGGCTGGCGCAGACTTCGCCGGTCAGGGTGATGGTTGCGCAGCCAGCCAGGTTGGCCACGGCCACATGCATCTTGCCGCCATCGATCGGGGTGACCCAGATCCTGGAATGATCCTGCTCGTGGTGGCGGATCTCGGGGCCGGTGGGGATGAATGGATTAGCCATTACGGCACCTGCTCAACCGATGCTCCAGCGGTATCTGCCGACGTAATCCAGCATTCCGTTGGAACTCGCCCCGCAGTGGCCCGCTCGATGCGGTGGGCCATTTCAAGCGACGGCCGCAGTGCGCCGGAGCACAACCGCGAGATCGTGGCGTTCGAAGTCTGCACGCGCGCGGCGAAATCAGACTGCTTCTCGCCAGTCTCTTCGAGATAGGTTTTGAGGTCGGTCATGACCGTGCAATTTACGCATGACGCAAATTTACGCAATAAGAAACTTGCGCACGGGGGCATAGCGTCCGCAGAGGCCGAGCGTAAGTTGCGGAGCATGAAAAGAATCGGCCTGATCAACGCCCGGAAACGACTGAAACTGACGCAAGGCGCCATGGCCGAGCGCCTGGGAATTTCCTCGGCGCAGATCTCCCGGTGGGAGACTGGTGATGACGGTATCCCCAGCCATCGCATCAGGGCGCTGTGCGAAGCCTATGGAGTATCGGTCAGCGAGATATTCGACGGTTCTGGAGACGAAGGCCTGGCAGAGCGAAAGCCAGAACCGAATGCACGGGTTGTTCATTTTGAGGGCGCTTCACAAGAGCGCATGATGCAGGATGTTCCGATACTTGGAACTGCCCTCGGTGCTGAACGAGTGGTTGATAGCTTAGCTATAGAGCAGACTTTTCTCTATTCAGAAGACGTAATAGGGACAGCAAAGCGTCCGGTTGTCCTCGATGGAAGGGCAGATGTTTACGGGATCTATGTCCAGGGGTCATCAATGGACCCAGCATTTGAAGATGGACAGCTAATTTTTGTTGAAGGAAAGCGCCAGCCTAGAATTGGCGAATACGCTATCGTCTATCTTCGTATGAATGGAAATGATCAAGAGCAAGATGATGGACACTCAGCGCGTACGGTTCTGGTAAAGCGGCTAGTGCGCCGATCAGCATCATTTCTGGAACTTGAGCAGTTCAACCCAAAGTCACGATTTACCATCGACACGAAGGACGTGCTCAAATATCATAGGGTGATACCCTACACTGAACTACTTTCTTAGGATTCGCCGATGCGCGCTCTTCTGATAATTGCTGCCGCCATTGCCCCCGCCACAGCCGACGCACAATCGACAGCAGCCACGCTCTGGAAAGGGCTTGCGGTCGGTGATAGCCCGGAAGTGGTGGCAGAGAAGCTGGCAAGCGATCCCGCGATCAGGTCCGCGCGAGTGCAGCCCGGACGTCCGGGAAAAGAGCCGCAAATTGCAGTGCGATATCGCTCCGACGGCATTGATGTGTTTGGCCTCAAATTTATGGTCAGCCCTGATTTTTCGACAGGGAAATTGCAGCGTGTTTTTCTGACCACAGCACCGATGTGCGCAAATGATGCTCCAGAACAATTTTCCCGGATTTCTGCGGTTCTGCATGACAAGTATCCAGAATCTCCCGTCAAGTTTGATGTAACTGATGATGATCAAGTGCGCTCCGCTAGGTTGCGTGGAACAGATGACAAGCCAGCCACCGCTGGGCGAGTCTTCCGAGGATCTGGGGTAACGGTCACTTACCAGCAGACGTTCACTGCCGAGCCGGAACCGCCCAGCGGATATGTCACTTCCCCGGCTGCGGCAGCTTTAGGAAGGTTTGTGGTGAACCAGTATCTTGCCCGGCAGCGCGAATGTGACGGAACCGGCAATCACCGCATGACGCATGCAATCATCTATATGACGAACGACGCTTTCGACAGGATGGATGAAGAGATCCACAAGGCAGCGACAAACGCGTCGGATAGCGCCAAGACGAATCTCTAGCTGGCCTGGAGATTAAATTTACGCACTGCGCAAAATTGCGCTTGCGTAAAATTTGCGCATTCCGTAACTTTGCCTTCAGCAACCCGCTGGAGGCGACATGCGAACTTTCAATCCAACCACCCAGGCGCGCGATAGCGCCGCCGCTGATGTCAAGCGCATCGGCCGGGACATGGCAGCGGAAAAGGCTGCCGATCCCGCCGCCTTTGCTGCGGAATGCGACGCCGCCAAGGAGCGCGCCCAGCGTTACCAGCGCATGGCCCGGGGGAACCGGGCATGAGCGCGCGCGCAGCCACGAAGGCCAAGCCGACTGAGGCGATTGAAAACGAAATCCTGCCGCCGGCTACCACCGACATCATCCAGGCTGTTTTCGACCAGCCCGAGATTGCCCTGCTCGATCCTCAGCGCCGCGAGACGTTCTTAGAAAAAGTGCGTGAGGCTTCGCTGATTGCCGAGCCGGATGCCGCCACGTCGAAGGGCCGCGACGAAATCCGCAAGGCTGCCGCCAAGGTGACGCGCGCCAAGACGATGCTGGACCAGGCCCGCAAGGATCTGACGGCCGAGTATCGCAAGAAGACCGCCGACATCAACGAAGCCGGCAAGGTGGTGGTCGAGCAGTTGGACGCGCTCGCAGACGAGGTGCGCCAGCCGCTTACGGCCTGGGAAGAAGCCGAGAAGGCTCGGGAACTGGTCTGCACCGAGATCCTGACCTGGCTCCAGAACGCCAGCACGGTGACGATCGGTGAAACGTCGGCTGCCATCCGCCAGCGCGGCAAGGACGTGTTCAACACCCAGATCACGAAGGAGCAGTTCGGCAAGCGCTACGATGAAGCGGTGCTGCTCAAGGACACCGCCACCAAGGCGCTGCTGGCTGCGCTCGATACCGCCATTCAGCGCGAGGATGAGCAGGCCGAACTGCAGCGCCTGCGCGAGGAAGCCGCCGCGCGCGCGGAGCGGGATCGCGTCGAACGCGAAGCGCGCGAAGCCCAGGAGCGCGAGGCCCGCGAGGCCCGCGAGGCTGAGGAGCGTCGGATTGCCGCCGAGAAGGCCGAAGCCGACCGCATCGAGCGCGCCCGCCAGCAGGCCGCCGAGGAAGCGGCGCGCCAGGTGGCTGAGGCCAAGCAGCACGAGATCGACGAAGCCAACCGCCGTGCGGCCGAAGCCGAGCGGGCCGCCGAAGAAGAACGCCGCGCCGCTGAGGCAGAGCGCCAGCGCATCGCCGCTGAACAGGCCGAGGCCGAGCGCGTTGCTGCTGCCGAGCGCGCCGAGCAGGAGCGCCGCGAGCGCAGCCGGAAACATCGCCAGGTAGTCATGACCCGCATCAAGGAAGCGATCATGGCTGCCGGTCCGGTGGACGAGGCCCAGGCCACCTCCATCGTCAAGGCACTCGTTGTCGGCGCCGTGCCCCACACGGCGGTGGCCTTCTGACAATGACCGTCCGCAATCCCTTTGCCGAAGACTTCGATCCGGCTGCCGAGCCTCCCCGGCGGCCGGCGTCCCCGCCGCCGTTTCCCCCACAGGGCGGCGGGGACACCCTCACCCCGTTTGACGATGGCTATGTGGCGCCGGAGCCTGAGCCGGAAGCAGTCAAGCTGCCGCTGATCACCGAGCCGGGGGTATATCCAGATATCGACGGCGATCTCTACCACAGCGTCGAAATCTGCGATTCCCCGTCGATCAGTTCGACCGGGCTGAAGCAGATCGAGAACGAAAGCTGCGCCCACTATTGGCACGATTCCCCGCTCAATCCGAAGCGGCCAGTGCAGGAGCAGAAGACCCACTTCAACGTGGGCAAGGGCGTTCATGATCTTCTGCTGCTCCAGGATCTGTTCCCCAAGCAGTATCTGATCATGCCCGAAGGCTACGATGGCCGCTTGGCGCGCTGGCGCGATGCCAAGGAAGAGCGTGCCGAGGCCATGCGCTCCGGCGTGCCGGTGCTGACTGCAGACCAGGCCCGACTTGTCTATGCCATGGCTGAGCAGGTCGAGCGCGACGAACTGGCCAAAGCGCTGATCACGTCCGGCACCCCGGAAATGACCCTGGCCGCGCGTGATCCTGAAACTGGGGTCTGGATCAGGACCAAGCCCGACATCCTGCCCGATACCAAGGAAATCATTCCCGACATCAAGACGGCGATCTCGCTGCATCCCGATGCTTTCGAGAAGGCTGCCACACGCAACGGCTATTTCCAGTCGGCCGCTCTCTACCTCGACATCATCGAAGAGATTTACGGCCCGGCCGATGGCAAGCGCCGGTTCGTGCTGATCGGCGTCGAAAGCGTGCCGCCGCATGTAGTGCAGATCTACCACCTCGATGACGAAAGCATCCAATTGGGCCGGATGCTCAATCGCAGCGCGCTGAACAAGTTCGCCCGCTGCCTGCGCACTGGTGTCTGGCCGGGATATTCGAAGCCCGAAAGCCCGATCCTGCCCCTGCAAATGTCCGCCTGGGCGCAAGCCCAGATCAACCGCCGGATCGATGCCGGCGAACTTTCCTGGGAGGGCTGATGTGCCTTTTTTCTTTTTCGACACTGAAACGACCGGCTTGCCTGAATTTCGCCTGCCGTCCGATGACCCGTCGCAGCCGCACCTGGTGCAGATCGCCGGCATGTTGACCGATGCCGACGGCAACATGATCGACGAATGGTCGACGCTGGTGCAGCCCGGCCCCGGCGCCACCATGCACCCCAAGGCTTTCGAGGCGCATGGTATCTCGCTGGAGCGGGCCATGGACGAAGGCGTGCCCCTGGCCGAGGCCTGGGACCGCTTTATCGGTCTGCTCGATCAGGCCAGCGGTGTCATCGGCCACAACGTGCCGTTCGACATTCGGATCATGCGCATTGCCGGCGCGCGCGCCACAGGCACCAAGTGGGAATGCCCGCTGCCACATCGCTGCACAATGAAGATGGCCACGCCGATCATGAACCTGCCGCCGACCGAGCGGATGCGGGCAGCTGGCTTCAACAAGCCCAAGGCACCCAACCTCACCGAATGCATGCGGTTCTTCTTCGATGAAAACCACAGCCAAGCCCACGACGCCCTGGCCGACGTGCGCGCCAGCAAGCGGGTCTATTTCGCCATCAAGGAAAGGCTTGCCCGATGAGCGCCGTCACCCCTCAGCAGATCCACCAGCAGGCCGGCCGCGTTCCGGCTGCCAGCCAGGCCACCAACATCGAGCAGGCCCGCGCCATTGCGGAGGTCCAGGCCATGTTCCTGGTCGCCAAGCAGGCGCCGCGCGATGAAGGCCAGGCAATGCGGCGCGCGCTTGCTGCGTGCAGCGAGTATTCTGTCGCATCGCGCGCCTTCTTCTCGTTCCCGCGCGGCAATGAGGCTGTCACTGGCGAATCTATCGTGCTCGCCACCGAGTTGGCCCGCTGCTGGGGCAACATCGACTATGGCATCATGGAACTGGCCCGCGATGACGTTGCTGGGCACACGGAAATGCTTGCCTTCGCGCGCGATCTCGAAACCAACACGCGATCGAGCCAGACGTTCATCGTTCCGCATGCCCGCGATACCCGCAATGGGCGCCGGCCGCTCAACGACATGCGCGACATCTACGAGAACAATGCCAACAATGGCGCGCGCCGTCTGCGCGAATGCATCTTCCGCGTGCTGCCCTCCTACGTGAAGAACGCTGCTGCTGATCGCTGCCGAGAGGTTCTGGAAAAGGGCCAGGGCGACGTTCCGCTGCCGCAGCGCATCGCCAACGCGATCGAGGTATTTTCCGGCATCGGCATCAACATCGATCGCTTGGCGGCCAAGCACGGGCCTACCAGCAAGTGGACCGGGGTCGAGATTGCCAACCTCGAAATCGCTTTCCGGTCGATCAGGCGCGGCGAAACCAGCGCAGATGAGGCGTTCCCGGCAGTCGAGACAACAGCAGCTGTCACGGATGAGGTGCGCAAATCGGTGGCGCGCGGCAAGGCTGCCAAGGCAGAGCCGCAAGCTGATGCCGATCCAGCGCCGGCGGAATCAACCGACACATTGGTCGAATGGATCGAGCACGAAACGCGCCTGCGCGACGCGGTGTTCTTGGCTGCCGATGAGGATGCCCTGAAGGAAGCCGAAGCCGATTTCCTGAAAGTGGCGAAGCTGTTCCCGGACAAGGAACGCGCCGCGATGCAGGCCGAGATCGATAAGGCCTTCAAGGACCTGCAGGGCTGACATGGCACAGGGCCCTATCCCGATGCTGCCGGCGCTCGATGCACCTGCCGATATCCTGGACACGGCGCGCCTCAACTGCGCGTCGCGTGCCAGCGATCGCGGCGCACTGGACCTGTCCGTCTCCTACCTTGAAGGCGGCCAGGACCAGGGCTGGGCCATGCGCCATGAGGTGGCCAAGCTGCTGGCGGAAAGCGCCAAGGGCGGTGCGGCATGAGCGGTGAAGGCGTCGCGCCCATGGCTCACCAGTGCTTCCTGGTGAAGGGCGAATTGGCCGAGCAACTTACCAGTGCAGAGCGCGATGTTCTCAACTGGCTGGCAAGCGGTCCTGCTTCTGCGGCGGAACTGGCGGCGCGCATGAAGACCACAGCCAACACGATCAACGTCTTGGTCTGCCGTCTTCGGAAAAAGGGCATCAGCATCTATTCGCCGCGGAAAGCCTCGCAGCGCGGCACCCGAAAGGGCGTGGATCAGTGCTACCGCCTGGGCGACGGAGCATGATGTGGCGCTCCAGCCCAACCCCGGCAGCCTACCGCGTGACTGCATCGTCCTCGACGAAGAGGGCAACGTCATCGGCTTCCGCAAGGTCCATGTCGTGCTTTTCAACGGCCACAGCACCCGCGCTGCTGGCCAAGATCCTTGGCCGGCGTCTGGCGCCCGGCCGCCCACCTGCTGGTCGATAAGCAGGCCACCCCAACCGTTCGAAATCAAAGCCTACGAGGTCGTTTGATCATGACGCGCGAACAACTCGACATTCCGATGATCATCTTTGCCGCTGTGCTGGTGGTCTGCATGCTGGCCGCCCGGGTCTGCGTGCTCTGCGGCCTCACCTGGGGCGAAACCGTGCTGGCAGTGTGCGGCTTGCTGGCGCTGGGCGCAGCTGCCGGCGTCGCGATCCGCGCGCTCTGGCTGTGAGGGGTATCAGCATGGCTATCACCGTGATCACCGCTATGACCATGCCGGAAGGCGAATACGCAATCGTAGAGGTGCTGGGCCACCGCACCCTGATCGGCCGCGTGTCGGAGATTGAGCGCTTCGGCACCAAGATGCTGCAGATCGAGCCGCTGTTTGGTTCCGTGATGATCGATCCCATCCTGATCGGCGGATCATCGATCTACCAGTTCACGCCCTGTAGCGCCGAAACTGCTTACGCGCGTCGGCCGCAGGAGGTGCACCAGCTGTGCGCTAGTGTGCTGGCCATCGTCCCGCCGGCTGCTTTGCCGTCCAATAAGGAACTGCCCAGCTTTCTCGACGACGATGATGATGATCAGATGGAAGGGAGAAACTGGTGATGTCCGCTCCCTACCACTGCACGGGAAAGCAGATCCTGCGCGACGGTGCGCACTTCCTCGATGCCCGCGACCCCGAAACCGCCGCAGCGCTTACCCTGCTGCTCAACCATGCGCGCGTCGCTGTCTGCCCGGATTTGTCGGGCGAGGCGATCGAGCAGATGAAGAAGGTGCTTTGGTCGTGAGCGCGCCACGCGTCCTGATCGGCTGCGAGCGCTCTGGCGTCCTGCGCCGTGCCTTCTTGGCGCGCGGTTTCGACGCATGGTCTTGTGACCTTGAGCCGGCCGACGATGGCAGCAATCGCCATATCCGCGATGATCTACTGCGCCATCTCGATGATGGTTGGGATTTGCTCGCCGTTATGCACCCGCCGTGCACTCGGCTTTGCAACAGCGGCGTGCGCTGGCTCTACATCGACGGCAAGAAGGTCAATGGGGAAGACGCTCAAGGCTGGGCCGACCTGCGCGCGGCGGCCGACTTCTACCGGGCCTGCCGCGAGCGCGGCAATATTCCGCGCCGCGCGCTGGAAAACCCCGTCATGCACCGCCATGCAATTGCACTTACCGGGCGGCCGCGCATCCGCTTCGTGCAGCCTTGGTGGTTTGGCGATCCCTATTTCAAGTCGACGGGCTTCGAGCTCATCAACCTGCCGCAGCTGGCTCCCACCAACAGGCTGACGCCGCCGGTACCCGGCTCCGCCGAACACAAGGCATGGTCGATGATTCACCGAGCATCGCCGGGGCCGGATCGGGCACGCCTGCGCTCCGCGACTTTCCCGGGCCTTGCCGCCGCCATTGCTGATCAATGGGGCGCGCTGCTGCTCAACCCCATTCAACCCGACCTTTTTGAGCGCGAGGAGGCGCAAGCAGCATGATGGATGCCAAGAACATGGAGCGTGCCAAGCAAATTGTCGACGGGATAAAATCTTGTCGAGAAGCCGCGACCTTTGAAGGTCCCTACATCGTTCAGCAAAACTCGCTGACCGTCTTCAAAGAACTTCCCGGCTACAGCCCCAGAACGGCCAATTACGCCATGTCGCCGGCAATGAAGGCCGCCGCCTTTCAGGTATGGCGTAGGGAGCTCGAGCAGCGCGAGGCGCGCCTACGTCGCGAAGCCGCCCAAATCGGCCTGAAGCTAGAAGACTGAGGCTCGCCATGGCTGACACCGCAATCGAATGGGCCACGAAGGTCTGGAACCCGGTGGTGGGCTGCTCACTCCAGTCGCCTGGCTGCACCAACTGCTATGCCATGCGCATGGCCTGGCGCTTGCAGAACATGGCATCGAAGGCTGACGGCACCGGCAATTTCCATCTCGATCATTACCTGGGCACCGTCCAGCAGAGCAAGGGCGGCCCGGTCTGGACTGGCCAGGTCAATGTCGCGCCTGACGACGCGTTTCTCGCTCCGCTGCGCCGGAAGAAGCCCACGGACTATTTCGTCAACAGCATGTCCGACCTGTTTCATCCGGCGGTGCCGTTTGACGTGGTCGACCGGGTGTTCGCGGTCATGGCGCTCTGCCCCCAGCACATGTTCAAGATCCTGACGAAGCGCAGCGATCGGATGCGGGAATACTTTGCCGGCAATAAATGGGGATGGCGCGTTATCAATGCCAAGAAGGCTATCGATCCAAAGCACGTCCCCGGTCATGGAGGGATTCTAGCGACAACAAACGGCTCGCTTCCAAACGTCTGGCTGGGTGTGAGCGTCGAAGACCAGCGCCGCGCCGATGAGCGCATCCCCGACTTGCTCGCCACCCCGGCCGCCGTGCGCTTCCTGTCGTGCGAGCCGCTGCTTGGGCCGGTGGATCTAACCGACCTGACAATTCGCGTGCGGCCTGGCGAAGAGCCCTGCGGCCTTGCTGGATTGGACGCGCTGACCGGCGTGCATTGGGATGCCGAAGACACGATTCCCGGCATCTATGGCAATCCCGACCCGTGCATCGACTGGGTAATTGTCGGCGGGGAAAGCGGCCCTGGCGCGCGCCCGATGCACCCGGACTGGGCGCGCGCGCTGCGCGACCAATGCGCCGCCGCCGGCGTGCCGTTCCACTTTAAGCAGCATGGCACTTGGGCCGAGGTGTTCGACCGTGACCGCGACGATCCCGATTGGCGCGATTGCGGCCGGTGGGCGCATGAATACCCCAAGGGGCGCTGGCTGAACCTGGCAGGCGGCCATGGCTTCCACGGCGAACGGGTGCTTTATGTCGCACCGGTGGGCAAGAAGGCCGCTGGCCGCCTGCTGGACGGCATCGAGCACAACGGAATGCCCGAGGTGCACCATGGCTGAGCCCTTCATCGTCCCCGAGGCCGATCGGGAGCGGCTGTCCTTTGCAGCGCCATGGAAGGTCGAACTGCTCGATCTCCCCGCAGGCCCGCGCAAGCTGCCGTCCTGGTGCCGTGGTGGCCACATCAACTGGCATTGGGGGTTCAGCAACAGCCCCAGCTACATGGTCCGCTGTGCAGCTGATCCGCTGGCATTCACGCGCAACGGCGCGCCGGCCTGGCGCATGTTCACCTGTCAGGACGGCGGGAAGCTGGGCCGGGGATGGATCGCCGAGCGCGAGGGCGTGGCGTCCTGCCACTATCATAGCGGTGCGATCACCGTGGAGGAATTCGAGGAGCATGTTCGCTGGATCGTGAAGCCGTCGCAGGACAACAACTGGAAGGGCGAGGCCGAGACGCGCAAATACCAGATGCTCGCGACCGCCCAGCAGGATGGCTATGCCGGCCGGCACTTCGACATCACGCTCGATGCGCAGGAAATCCCGATCTATTCGCGCGGGACGGGTACGGTGATGACGAAGGTGGCGCGCGGCACCAAGCTGCGCCTGCGCGGCCCCTGGCACGGCGGCGCGCCCGACGGCTACACCGAAACCAGCTATCGGGTCGATGCCGATACCCCGAGGCATGGCACATGGATCAAGAGCCGGCCATGGTATGCGCGCGGCGGCTATTTCGGGCTCTACATCAAGCCCGAGATCCTGCTCGACATCCTAGCCACCTATGAGCCGCATGTGCCCTGGGCGATCACCACCGAGACGCGGAGCGGCAAGGATCATGTCTACCGGCGCCCGCTGGTGGCAGAAACAGGCCTGCCGAAGGGCTGGCATGTTCATCCCGACCAGTGCCCGGGCCACGACTTCATCATTTCGCCGCATGCGACCGGTCGCGATCGGACTCATCCTAATGATGCCTGCCGGTTCTGCGGCACCAAGCGGCGGCCGGGCTGGCGCTATGTCTCCAGCCTGACCGGGAAGCCGGTGGAACCGCCGAAGCAGCCGGAACCGCTCTATTTCGACCGGTTCCTGACGCCGCCACCACCGCGTGCGCCGCGCGTCCCCACAACCTGGCCCGCCGACGTGCTGGTGCCGCTCCGCGAGATCGAGGTGATCTATGGCTGACCCCAAATGCATCCCGTGCGCCGGCAAGGGCTTCCGCTGGGTCCGAGGCCGCACAGGCCAAGCCCACATGGTCAAGCGCCAGTGCCAATATTGCAAAGGCACCGGGCGCGCCAAGCAAACTGGAAAGGGTCGTGGTAATGGCTGACCGTCCAATCGCATTCAGCGCGCCGATGGTGGCCGCTCTTCTCGCTGGCACCAAGACCCAGACCCGGCGGCTTCTGCGCAACCCCGAATACTATGGCTGCCCGACCGGCGATTGTCCGCACCAGACACAGGCCGAATGCGACGCGGCAATGGGCGCGTTGGGTGTCGCTGAAACCGGATATGCCGTTGGCGATAAGCTCTATGTCCGCGAGGCCTATTACCAGTTCGGTCATTGGGAGCGCGTCGACGGCGTCAAAACCAAAGGCGGCAAGGACAAGTGGGCGTTTGTCGGCACCGAATCGATGGTGACGTTCGACCCGCCCGCTGATTTCCTGAAGAGCAGGAGCAAGGCATTTCCCGGTGCGCCCCGCTGGCACAAGCGCCTGGGACGGTTCATGCCGCGCGCCGCCTCGCGCCTGACGCTGACCGTCACCGAGGTGCGCGTGCAGCGGTTGCAGGACATCAGCGAGGCGGATGCCAAGGCCGAGGGCATCGTGTGGGTTTATCCGACTGAAGAGGATTACCGCTGGGCTAGGGAACGCGGATTTCCAACTTCAGACATGGAAGGCATCTGGACCGTGCCCGGTATGGGCGGGCCCGGCAAGGCCGACATATGGGGCGTGACTGCCGCGCAGTGCTATCGCTTCCTCTGGGACAGCCTCCACACCGAACCCGGCACGCGCTGGGCGGACTCGCCATGGATCGTCGCAGTGAGCTTCACCGTGGCGCGCGGCAACATCGATGGGGAGGGCTGACCGATGGGCATCTCCGACAAAGAGCAAATGCGGCTCAACGTTCGCAAGGAACTGCACCTGAACCCGTGGGACTTGGTGTGCGCTCTGCGGGATGCAGGGTTGGTCGACGATGATTGCTGCATGCCAGAGGTCAAGATCGTCGAGAAGACCGAGGTCAACGAGGGCCGCACCGTTATCGTTTCGTGGAGCAAGCAGGAACAGCGGTTGGCACTTCCCTCCAGCGTGAAGGGGGCAGACCGTGGCTAAGCACACCCACACCACCTATTCGTGCGACCGCTGCAAGACGGATCTGGGCACCACGTTGCCCGATCACAAACAGGAAACGGTCATCACCGCGTCATTCAATTGGCGCGAAGGACCGGGCCCTACCTTCCATTGGAAGGATCTCTGCGATCCATGCCGTTCCGCGGTACGGGCATTCTTCCTGACTTCGCCCGTGGACATGGGCGTCACCGCTTCAGAGCGTCGGGAGGCGCGTGTCTGGTGGACGGAGGTGAGCGCTTTCGTCAACACCGATATGGCCGAATACATCATGGTCCGCGCGCGACGGATTATGGGGACGTGGAAGCCATGACGCGCCCAACATACCCCCGCATCAACTGCGTGGTGCCCGGCTGCAAGCGCGGATCGACCCGATACCAGCCCGGCACTGAACTGCTCTGCGGCCAGCACTGGCGCAAGGTGCCGCTGTCCTGGCGCCGCAAGATGGCGATCTACCGCCGCGCCCGCACCCTGGCCGAGCGCAAAGGCAACCAGGCCAAGGTCGAAGCGGCCACGCGCTGCCTCTGGCACCGGTGGGACGCGGCGGTGCGCCTGCTGAGCCAGCCGGACAGCGTGATGGCTGGCGGCGTGCCGGCGGCGATGGCTGAGGAACTGCGGCGGGAGGGGCTGCTATGAGCCAGAACACCAGCAGCGCCGTGATGCAGCAGCGCCGCGAGCCGCACAGCAGCCTGGACGATTTCCCTACGCCGCCATGGGCGACGCGGGCGTTGTGCGAGTGGTTGCGGGCGCGGTGGATCTGGAACCTTGAACTTTGTTCCGTCCGAGAGCCTGCTGCCAATCGCGGTCACATGGTCAAGCCTCTGGCCGAGTATTTCGCCAGCGTGGAAGCATCCGACGTGCACGACTATGGCGCAGGCTATCCCGTGGCGGATTACCTGTTCGGCCCCTTGCCGCCGGCGGTCCACTGGACGATCACCAATCCGCCATTCCGCCTGGCCGAGCAGTTCATCGAGCGCGCCTTGGCCACCAGTGAATGCGGCGTGGCTATGATCGTGCGCGCAGCGTTTCTGGAAGGCCAGGGACGATTCGAGCGACTGTTCTCCAAGAACCCACCGAGCTTTGTCCTGCAGTTCACCGAGCGGGTTGTCATGCACAAGGGCCGGCTCGCGCCCGAAGGTTCGACCGCCACCGCCTATGCTTGGCTGGTCTGGCAGAAAGAGTGCAGTGATCAGACCGAACTGCATTGGCTGGCACCATGCCGGAAGCTGTTGGAGCGGCCCACAGATTATCAGGAGGCAGCATGAAGCCCGAACGCCCCGTCTTGCGCTGGCACGGCGGCAAGTGGCTGCTCGCACCGTGGATCATCAGCCACTTTCCGGCGCATCGCGTCTATGTCGAGCCGTTCGGCGGTGCCTGGTCGGTTGGGTTCCAGAAAGAGCGCGCCTATGCCGAAATCTGGAATGATCTCGATGACGAACTCTGGAACCTGTTCCAGGTCCTGAAGGATACGCGCCGGGCGCAGCGCCTGGTGCATGCGCTGGAACTGACCCCGTTCGCGCGCACCGAGTTCGAGCAGGCGTATCGGCCCAGCCGCAATTCCGTGGAGCGGGCCCGCCGGCTGCTTGTGCGATCGTTCATGGGCCATGGCAGCGATGGCGGTTCGGGCGTCTATCGAACTGGCTTTCGCGCTGCATCGAACCGCTCAGGCACCACGCCGGCACATGATTGGGTCAACTTCACACCTGCGCTTGGAGCGATCATTGACCGGCTGCGCGGCGTGGTGATCGAGCACAGGCCGGCATTGCAGGTTATGGCCAGGCATGATGCGCCCGACACGCTGCACTATGTGGATCCGCCATACCTCGTCTCGACCCGCTCGCGCGCCGCGCGCCGGCCCGACAATGGCGGGGTCTATCGGCACGAAATGACCGAGCAGGATCACGTCGAGTTGATCCAGGCACTCGATGCGCTCGAAGGCATGGTGGTGCTCAGCGCCTATCCGGCGCCGATCTATGACCAGTTGCTTGCGCCCAAGTGGACCTGCATCGAGCGCAAGGCCTTTGCCGATGGCGCCCTGGAACGCATCGAATGCCTCTGGCTCAACCCGGCAGCCTGCCAACGCATGGCGGCAGGGCCTCTGTTCGAAATGGTGACGGTATGACCAACCGGCTTGTGACGAAGGACGGCATCTGCGCCTACCTCGGCGCGATCAGCCACGCCACTTACGACAACTGGCACAACCGTGGCATCGTGCCCGGCCCGGTGCCTGGAACGAATCGCTACGATCTGCGCGCGCATGACGCCGTGCTCGATCGCATCGCCGGCATCGAACGGACTGCCGGGCCGGCGACGCACCTGTCGCCGTTGGAGCAATGGGAAGGCGGGCATGCAGCTTAAGCTGAAGGGCATCTACCAGAGCCGGAAGAAGGACCGGCTTGGCAGGGTGAAGACCTATTTCTACCTGCGCGGCTTCGGCGCGCTCAATCCGCTGCCTGGCGAAGAGGATGAAGACTTCTCGCTCGGCAGCCAGGCCTTCATGCGCTCCTACCAGGCCGCGATCGATGCGCCGCGACGCGCCCGTGTCACCGGCACACTGCAAGAGGTGATCGACGGTTATCGGAAGAGCCCGCAATTCCAGTCCTTGGCTGACCGGACCAAGAGCGACTATCTCGGGCACCTGGACAAGATCGCGGCGGCCAAGCTCACACCCAAGGCGCCGGCATTCGCCACCTATCCCCTGGCGGTGATCGATGATCCCAAGATCCGCAAGCGCCTGCTCGACTGGCGCGACGACATGGCGCTGTCATCGCCCAGGCAAGCGGATGCAACCTTTGGCGTGCTGCGCATCATCCTGGAGTGGGCGCGCGATCGCGGGATGATTGCCCACAACCACGCCACCCGGCCCAAGAAGGTCTATAAGGCCGATCGGTCGGACAAGCTGTGGCTGCCTGAGCATCTGGACGCGTTCCGCGAGCATGCCACACCCGAAATGAGGCTGGCTCTCGAACTGGCGCTATGGACTGGCCAGCGGCAATCCGACGTGCTGCAACTGGCCTGGACCTCGATCAAGAACGGCCGGCTGACGTTCCGCCAGGGCAAGCGCCGCCGCAAGGTCGACATGCCGGTGCCCGCGCCGCTCAAGACCTTGCTCGATGCGACGCCGAAGCGCGCCGCCACCATCCTGGTCACTGACAAGGGCAAGCCTTGGACCGTGAAGCCGCGGCCGATCCACTTCATGCACAAGTGGCGTGAGGTCGCGCTCAAGGCCGGGCTCGACGGTCTGCATTTCCACGACCTGCGCGGCACCACCTGCACCATGCTGGCCGACGCCGGATGCACGCCATCCGAGATCGCGGCGGTGCTGGGCTGGACCGTCAAAACGGTCATGGAGATGATGGATCGTTATCAAGCAATGACCGCCAGCCAGAGCAATTCGGCGGTGGCAAAACTGGAGGCTAGGGCACAATGATTGCGGAAAACGCTGCGGAAAATGTAAACTGTGCCATCGTGCCAAGCGCTGCGAATCGGCAGAAATGCTTGGCTGGGGCGGCAGGATTCGAACCTGCGAATGCCGGTACCAAAAACCGGTGCCTTACCACTTGGCGACGCCCCAGCAGAGCGCGCGCTTATAGCGGGCCAATCGTGAATGGGAAGGGGGTGGCTGGGGATAACTTGGCGATGCCTGCGCCCCTCCCAAAGGGGAGGGGGCAGGTGCCGCGGACCAGTGTCAGGGCGGTCAGAAACCCTTGACGATGCCCATGAGCTTTTCGGGCGGCAGGCTGTCGAAATCGGCAGGGCTGTGGCGTTCGGCGATCCCCTTGGCGCTGTTCACCAGGCGCCCGCGCAGCACGGCGGGGCGCTGGTCGATCTCGCCCACCCAGCGGCCGACGTGCTCGTATTCGTGCATCGAAAGGAACGTGGCCGCATCGCCATAGGCTTCGCCGCGATAGAGATTGCCCATCCAGGTATAGGCGGCAATGTCGGCAATCGTGTAGTCCGCGCCGCCCAGGTAGCGGCTTTCCGCCAGGCGGCGGTTGGCCACGTCGAACAGGCGCTTGGTTTCCATGGCATAGCGATCGATCGCATATTCGATCTTGATCGGGGCATAGTTGTAGAAGTGGCCAAAGCCGCCGCCCATGAACGGGGCAGAGCCGATCTGCCAGAACAGCCACGACAGGCATTCCGCCCGCGCCGGGTTTTGCGTGGGCAGGAACTTGCCGAACTTTTCGGCCAGATGCATCAGGATCGCGCCGGATTCGAACACGCGGAACGGGGTGGCGCCGCTGTGATCGACCAGCGCGGGAATCTTGGAATTGGGGTTGATATCGACAAAGCCCGATGAAAACTGGTCACCTTCAAAGATCTTGATCAGCCAGGCATCGTATTCGGCTTCGGCGATGCCGGCTTCCAGCAGCTCTTCCAGCATGATCGTGGCCTTCTGGCCATTGGGCGTGCCCAGCGAATAGAGTTGGAACGGGTGCTCGCCCACCGGCAAATCCTTGTCGTGGGTGGGGCCGGCCGTGGGGCGGTTGACGCTGGCAAAAGCACCACCGTTGGCCTTGTCCCAGGTCCAGACCTTGGGCGGCGTATATTCTTCGGACAT